AAGTAGAAATGGAACAAGATGAAGACGGTGAATATACTGGTAATTTTGTTGTTAGAGCAAAGGCGGTTATGTTCCCAATTTTGGTTCATGAATTAATTAAAGGTTATTACGATATTTTAGGTGCGGCATCTTTACCAACTGACCCAATTCAAGCTCAAATGGTTAAACAAACTGCTGACACATTAGTAAACGAAATATTTGATATTATCACAGGTACATATTTGTGGGAAAAATTGTTGGAAACATATCCTGCAAAAGTATTAGAAGACAACATGAAGATTGTTCAAAGTTTAATTTTCAGAGAGTTTTCTAAATTACCAAAAAACAAATTCACATCATTAGCCCAAAGAGTTAATAAGGGTGATGCAACTGCGTATACTGAAATGGAACGTATTGCTGACCAAATCATCGATGAGTTAAACAAACAAGATTTAGAAGAAATTTTAGGTAGTTCAAACTATGAAGATGATGACGATGACGACACTATGGGTTATCCATCTGACGATGATGATGACGATGATGTTGACTTGAGTTTCTTAAGTGATTTAGGTATTGATACTCCGCCAACCAAGTAACGGAGTATTTATAAGGGATGAGTATCACAAAAGAACAAGCCCTTATAGAATATGCTAAGTGTGTCAAAAACACTCCATACGCTTTAAGAAATTATTTACAAACGTATGACAACACACAGTCAAAATACGTTCCGTTGGATTTATTTCCTGACCAAGAAACCTTAGTAGAAGATTATGATAACTACGAGGAAAACATTGCCTTAAAATATCGTCAAGCCGGTGTATCAACAGTTACTGCCGCTTGGGCGTCTAAAAAAGTAGTTTTTGCAAACAAACAAAAACCTGAAAAAATTCTTGTAATTGCCAACAAATTAGATACTGCGGTAGAATTTGCTAATAAAATTAGAGGGTTTACGGAACAGTGGCCAAATTGGATGGGGGTATCATTTTCATCTGAAAAGAATTCACAAAGACACTTTAAATTATCAAATGGGTGTGAAGTCAAAGCGGTTGCAACTTCACCTGATGCACTTCGTGGTTATACCCCTACCGTATTGATATTTGACGAGGCTGCGTACATCGAAGCTAATGACGATTTCTGGGCAGCTTGTATGGCATCGTTATCAACAGGTGGTAAAGTTATTGTAATTTCAACACCAAACGGATATGATGCAATCTATTACAGTATCTATGAACAGGCTATTAAAGGAATGAATAGTTTTAAAGTTACTGAAATGTATTGGTGGAGAGACCCAAGATATACTAAAGATTTATACTTTATTAAAGTCAAAGATTTAATTCACTATTTTTTAAATCGTGATGAATACCCCAACCCTGAGATTATTAGTTTTGATGGTGTACCAACAAGTCAAAGAAATTTTGGTGATTTCAAAAAATTAATGGATGATGGTTACAAAGTAAGTTCTGGTTGGTTTGAAACTATGGCCAAAAAGTTAAAATTTGATAAGAGAAAAATTTCTCAGGAGTTGGAATGTAACTTTTTAGGTTCGGGAGATAACGTATTCGATGCACAATTAACTGATAAGATTAGAACTGAAATGGTTCGTCAACCTGAATCAAAGATGGTTCAAAATCAATTATGGATTTGGAAAGAACCAGTTGTTGGTCACAGATACATTATGGGTATGGACGTATCAAGGGGTGACTCTGAGGATTTTACATCATTCCAAGTTATCGATTTTGACGAAAGGGAACAAGTTGCCGAGTATGTTGGAAAACTTCCTCCTGATGTTGCGGCTGAAATTGCTTATAAGTGGGGAAATTACTACGATGCGTTTATTGTTATTGATATTACGGGTGGTATGGGAGTTTCAACATCAAGAAAATTACAAGAATTGGGTTATAAAAACTTATATGTTGATGGAATTAATTATGGTAATATTTGGGAGTCAACTGTTAAGTCTAATGAAAAAATACCGGGTATAAACTTTAATGGTAAAAGGGTTCAAATTATTGCGGCGTTTGAGGAAGCGTTAAGACATGGATTTAAATTGTATTCTGCTAGATTACTTGGTGAGATGAATACGTATGTTTATATAAACGGACGACCTGACCACATGAAAGGGCAACATGATGATTTAATTATGTCAATGTCAATGGCTTTATATGTTGGACAAAACGCATATAATCAACTTGAAAAGGTTAATGAACAAACAAAGGCTATGTTAAGCTCTTGGACCGTAGCTGACGACAGTACAAATAGAGAAATAACACAATTTAATCCGGGAATGCCTGTTTTATCACCAACAGGATATAACGATGCTTTTTCATCAAATCCAACAAAAAAGGATTATGAACAGTATTTATGGTTATTCGGTAGAAGATAAAGTTTATTCATAAAAAAAAGATACTATATTTAGAGGGATGGCAGACAATTTCACCATATGGCAACGACTTACCAAAGTCTTTGGTCCCGACTCAACTTTGGGTCAACAGCCTCCAGTTTATAAATTTGATAAGAAGGAATTATTAAAAACCACAGATAAGCAAGAATTTGAGAAGGAAAAACTCCAAGCTCAACAGACAATGTATCTTGGTCAACAGTGGGGTAAAGTAGAAAATAATTTATATTCTCAGGCAATTTATTACGAACCAACAAGATTGGCATCATACTATGATTATGAGTCAATGGAGTATACCCCTGAAATTTCCGCAGCACTTGATATCTACGCTGAGGAATCAACAACAACAAATGAAGATGGATATATCTTACAAATATATTCAGAATCAAATAGAATTAAGGGAATATTAGCGGATTTATTTAATAACAGATTGGATATTAACACCAACTTACCAATGTGGACAAGAAACACTTGTAAGTATGGTGATAACTTTGTTTACTTAAAATTGGATTCAGAAAAAGGTATTATGGGTTGTCAACAACTTCCAAACATTGAAATTGAACGTTTGGAACGTGGTATGAAAATCAAACCATCACATAATACAACTGAGGATGCAAAATCTTTGAAATTCGTATGGAAAGTAAAAGATATGGAAATGAATACTTGGGAGGTCGCACACTTCCGTTTGTTAGGTGATGATAGAAAACTTCCTTATGGTACTGCTATGTTGGAAAAAGCAAGACGTACTTGGAAACAGTTGTTATTATCAGAAGATGCAATGTTGGTGTATAGAACATCAAGAGCACCTGAAAGACGTGTATTCAAAGTTTATGTTGGTAACATGGATGATAAGGACGTTGAACCATACATTCAAAGAATTGCTAATAAGTTTAAGAGAGACCAAGTTGTTGACTCAAAAACAGGTAACGTTGACTTAAGAATGAACCAAATGGCGGTTGACCAAGATTATTTCATTCCTGTTCGTGACCCAGCACAAACAAGTCCTATTGAAACATTGGCGGGAGCACAGAACCTTTCTGAAATTGCCGATATTGAATATATCCAAAAGAAATTATTAACCGCTCTTCGTGTACCAAAAGCGTTCTTAGGTTTTGAAGAAGTTGTTGGTGATGGTAAGAACTTGGCATTACAAGATATTCGTTTTGCGAGAACAATTAATAGAATTCAAAAATCAATGATTCAGGAATTAAATAAGATTGCAATTATTCACTTGTTTATTCTTGGTTTTGAAGATGAATTAACAAACTTCACATTAGGATTAACTAACCCATCAACTCAAGCTGATTTATTAAAGATTGAGAATTGGAAAGAAAAAATACTTCTTTATAAAGATGCGGTTTCTGACCCAGGTAACGGTATCCAAGCGGTATCAACAACATGGGCAAAAAAACACATTCTTGGATTCTCTGATGAGGAAATTAAATTGGATATCCAACAACAAAGAATTGAAAAAGCAGTTGGGGCTGAATTACAAAAAACTCCTGAGGTAATTATTCATACAGGTATTTTTGATAATATTGATAGATTGTATGGTAAGAAACCCGGTGAAACAGCCACGCCACCTGCTGAGGGTGACGATATGGGTGGAGCACCACCAAGTGGTGATATGGGTAGTTTAGGTGGAATAGGTGGAGGACCTGAAGATATGGGTGGAGCACCTGATATTCCTGAATCCCCTGAACCACCGGCTGGAGGTGAAGTAACACCTGAAAGTAAAATGAACGATTTAAATTTAATTTTGGAAGATGATTTAATTAGTGGTAGAGATGAAATTGATTTATCTAAAGGTAGAACATCAATTAATGAAATTGAAACCAAATTAAACGAATTATTAAATACTTAAGATATTTATTGATATGAGAAATTTTGGATTATTAAAAAGTATTGTTGAAAATGCTTTAGTTAAAACATACAAAACTGAAGATTTTAAACAAATTATAAAAGAATTTAGAGATTTTATTAAGGACAACAAATCCGTTGGTGAACTATATGTTGAATACGGTTCCTTAATGAAAACCAAAGGATTGAACGAAGAAGTTGCGAAAGAATTTTTGGGACTTTCAGTTGATTTCATAAAAAATACAATTAACAGTAACAAACGTGAATTTGAACAGTTCGACAGCTGGGTTGAAACTTTAGGAGAAAGTATTGATAATCAATATGAGTTATTAGATAACATGGTTTATGCAAAAACCGCCGATGATTTTACTAAATTGGTTGAATCAAGAAAACAAATGTGGAAGTTAATGTCAGAAACAAAAGAAGAATCAACAATCACAGAATCAGTTAACATTCCATTAGAATCTATGTTTGGTGTGGCAGCTGACACATTCGCAAAAGAATATTCACAATTAAGTGAATCTGAATTGTTTGAATTAAAATCAATCTTAAGAATGTCACAAGAAGAATTGAGTGAAGGTATTGAAAGATTGAAAACTGAGGTTCTTGGAAAACTTTCAAGTATTAACGAAAGTGATGATGATACCAACAAAAAATTAAATGAAACAAAGGTAAGAATAGAATCAACACCGATTGATTCCTTATCATATTACAAACTTAAAAAGTTGTCAGAAGGACTTTAAAATAAAAACCCCTCAAAAGAGGGGTTTTTTGTTATTCAGCTTTTTTGTCTGAACCTTTTGAGAAAATCTTCTCAACAACTGTAAGACCCAATCCACCACCAGCAATTAAACAAAGTGCATCAAACATATACTCAGGTGTTACACCATCTTTAGATGTAAATGTTGCAACATAAGCTAAGATAATTACGTTTAATAAAGTGAATAAAGATGCGAATCTTTTTGATGAAACGTCAGAACCGTTTCCTAGTAAATTCATAATAAAGTTTTTCATATTCTTGGTATTTGTTACCAATAAATATTAGTCAAAGTTACTTTGGGCGATTTGTTGTTTGTATATTGCTTTTTTTATTTGTTCCCTTTTCAAAGTTGTTTTTTTAACATACTCTTGTTTTGCACGAAGTTGTTCAATTTGTTTTGTTTTGATAACTTTGTGTTTGTAACGTTTTAAAGCTTTTTCCAAACTTTCACCTTTTTCTAAAATTATTTTTATCATATAAAAAATGTGTGTTATTGATATAAATATACAAATAAAATTAAATTTGTTAATAAGTTTTTTTTTATTATCTTTTCACTACAACAAATAAACATTTCACAAATGAAAAAGAATGAAAAAAGGAAAAACATCAAAATTGGATTTATTCCAAGATGCTAAGTGCTATTACGGTAGTGTAGATGCGACAGAATTAAAATCAATTTATTTAGTATTACAAACATGGGTAACACCCACACAAGAAAGGGATAATTGGGAAAGAGTAGTTGGGACAATATCTCGAACTATTAAACATAAAGTTTTAGAAGTTTACAATAAATCATTATTCAAAGAACATTTTATTGTTGATTTAGATTTAAGAACAAGTGGGATAAAAGTAGATAAAGCAAGTTTTTTAAATCTTGAAATTACATTCTTTACAAAAGAAAATATTGAGTTCAAATCTGAAAATATATCAACAGAATTAAATCACGTATTAAAAGAAGTTCACGACAATGTTTTAAAGAAATCAAAGTATTTTACCATTCAATATTCTAAAAACAAGTTGAAAAACAAAAACTTTGAGATATTCTAATATTTATTGATAAATATTTTAATATGAAGATACTTAAACCGAATGAAATAGGTAAAGGAATATTGATAGAATATGATGCAGGTCATATATCTATGAAAAATGCCGTAGATACTGATTTAGTTAATGAACAAAAATCACAATTAGACCACTCTAAACCATTTGTATTTTACGCAACTCTACAAAAGTATGGTACACCTAATAGAAATGGTCGTGTATATCCTGAAAATATTCTTAAAAGAGAAGCTGAAAAATATAAACAAACAATATCTAAAGGTTTGGCAACATCAGAACTTAATCACCCTGAATCATCTTTGATTGATTTAGACAGAGTATCACACATTATTGATGATATATGGTGGGATGATAACGTTCTTATGGGTAAACTAAGGTTATTAACAACACCAGGTTTCCATGAAAGAGGTATTGTATCATCTAAGGGTGATGTAGCGGCAAACTTAATGAGACAAGGTGTTACGATGGGGGTATCTTCACGTGGTGTAGGTTCTTTAGCTAAAAAGGGAGAACACAATGAAGTTCAAAATGATTATGAAATGATTTGTTTTGACTTGGTTATGAATCCATCTACACCCGGCGCTTATCTATTCCTTAATAAGGATGACCGTCACAAATACGATGAAAATCTTGAAGAAGAAAAAAAATCAAAAGAAGATGGAAGAATTGATGGTGGTTTAGGTAAATCGCTTGACTTAATGGGAAAATTGAACGATTTTTTGGGATATAGATAAAATTATTATTATGGACGAAAAATATTTTGTAGCAAAAATTCAGTACGACTTGATTGATGAAAACACAGGAAAAATCAAAAAAGTTAGAGAAGAAAAATTAGTTAAAGGTTACAGCGTAACAGATGTTGAAGCTAAAGTAACCGAAAAATTCAAAGGATTTCAACATGATTGGCGAATAACGGCAGTCAGTGAAAGTAAAATCGATGAAGTTTTTGAATAATTTAAAACCCGAGAAATCGGGTTTTTTTTATTTTATTATATCACCATTTAAGATTTTTTTGATTAGGGGCATATTTATAGTGTAAATAAAAACTATTTTATTACACAAAAAATGAGCGAAAAAAAATCATTAGTTGAGGAAGCGTTGTTACAAATGAAAAATTTGGAACAAGTTGTTACCGAAAACGCAAAAGGAATACTTGCTTCTACAATGAAGGAAGAAATCGAAGAGTTAGTAAAAGAGTCTCTTGAAGAGGCTGACACTTATGCTGTAGATGAGTCTTATAGTAACGAAGATGTTACTGAAGATGAAGAAGAAGATTCATTGATGGCTATGGACATGAAGACACCTATGATGGGTGATGATATGATGTCCGATGATTCAGATTCTATGAAAATGGATGACATGGATGACATGGATGACATGGGATTGGAAGATGATGATGATGAACTAGAACCGTTAGACATGACGGGAGCATCTATGGAAGAAATTATGGCAGTACTTAACGGTATGGGCGATAATGACGGAGTTATCATTAAGAAAACTGGTGAAGATTTAGATGTAGACAAAATTACTTTCCAAGACGATGACATGATGGAATCATTAGAAGAGTCAGATTATTACAACTCTAATGATACTAATGAATCATACGACGAAGAAATTGTTTACGAAATTGAATTAGGTGAAGATGATAATGTTGATGAAGATGACTCTACAGTAACGGAATCTAGTATGATGGTTAAACCAAAAGGTATGGGTATGGGAAAAGTTAAATCAGAAAAATCTTCAGGTAAAGTAAACATGCAAGGTTTCAAATCTAACATGTCACAACACAAAGAAAACTTTAAAGGTCCTAAGAAATTTGAATTTAAGGAAGGTGAACATGATGTTGAAGAAAAAGAAACTGAAACAAAAGAAGCTGCTAGAACTTACGGAAATGGAAGTAGAAATTTTCCAAAAAGAAAAGGTCTTCCAAAAATGAAAGTTATTACAAATGACGCTTTACAAGAAGAAGTTGAAAAGTTGAGAGCTAAAAATGAAGAGTACAGAAAAGCATTAAATATTTTCAGAGAAAAATTAAATGAAGTTGCTGTTTTCAATTCTAACTTAGCTTACGCTACAAGATTGTTTACTGAACATACAACTACAAAATCAGAAAAAATAAATATCATGAGACGTTTTGACAACGTCGAAACAATCAAAGAATCTAAAAATCTTTATCAAACTATTAAAGAGGAATTGGGTTCAGTTGAAAAACCAATGGTTAAAGAATCTATCGTTGAAAACATTGATAGAACACCATCAAAAGGTTCAACTAATTTGGTTGAAAGTAAGACATATGAAAATCCACAGTTCTTAAGAATGAAGGACCTTATGTCAAAAATGAATAAATAAAAAATAAACTAAAAACAAACTAAATATTTTAAAAAATGGGAGCATTATTAGAATCAGGTCTTGTTGGTAACATCGGTCTTAAGCACCTTAAAGTTATCAAAGAAGATACTATTAACAAATGGGACAAATTAGGATTCTTGGAAGGTTTGAGAGGACATGTTAAAGAAAACATCGCTCAACTTTATGAAAACCAAGCATCTCACTTAATTAACGAAGCTGCTAGCACAGCATCAGACGGTTCTTTCGAAACGGTTGTATTTCCAATCGTAAGAAGAGTTTTCTCTAAATTGTTGGCTAACGACATCGTATCTGTACAAGCTATGAACTTACCTATCGGTAAATTGTTCTACTTCGTACCTAAAATTCAGGGTTATGACATGGGTCAAGACCCAACTGAAGGTGGTACACACTTCGCACCTTTTGGAGCACCTAATGGACCATCATCAACAAATGCTGGTTATGGCGCAAACGATAAGAATTTGTATGACAGATTCTACGAAGGTAACGAAGCATCATTAGACCCTCCAGGGTTATTTGACTATTCTAAAGGTAAGTTTAGTGCTGAAACATACACAGCGTCTACACAAGTTTGGAGTGGTTCAGAATTAATCCAAAGTGGTTACAGTGCTGGTGAATACAGAAAAGTTATTATTGCTTTATCAGGATTTAACACAGCTGGTGCTGGTAAATTAATTGGTCCTAACGGTAACGAAATGGATTCTGAAGAGTTTTTGTCTAGCTTATCTGTAACACCAATTACAGATGCTACTTCAAATGGTTTTTCAGGATTGTCTGGTAACCAATTATTTAGAGTTGTAACTCAAAAATACGGTAAAGGTATTGTACAATATGGTTCACAAGCAACAACATCATTCCCAAGTACAGGTAATGGAGGTTCTTATGACAATATCTGTGATGCTCTTGGTATTATTTACTTAGAGGTGGATACTCAAGTTCCTTGTTCAATCGGTGCTGATTCTTTAGATGGTTACTCAGGTGTTACAACATCTGTAACAACCGCATATAATCAAGCATTCAAATGTACATATAGAGTTTATCAAAACTTAGAATTTGAAGATGAAATCGGTGAAGTTTCTTTTGATTTGGAATCAGTAACAGTTTCTGTAACTGAAAGAAAATTGAGAGCACAATGGTCTCCTGAATTAGCACAAGACGTTGCAGCATTCCACAACATTGACGCTGAAGCTGAATTAACAGCTTTATTGTCTGAGCAAGTTGCGGCAGAAATTGATAGAGAAATCTTGAGAGATTTGAGAAAAGGTGCAGCATGGACTTTGAGATGGGATTACAACGGTTGGAAGAGAGGAACTGCTTCAAATCCATTAACACAATACACACAAAAAGATTGGAACCAAACATTGATTACTGCAATCAACCAACTTTCAGCTCAAATCCACAAATCAACATTGAGAGGTGGAGCTAACTGGATTGTTGTTTCTTCAGAAATCAGTGCAATCTTTGATGATTTGGAATACTTCCACGTATCAAACGCAGCTCCTGAGCAAGACCAATACAACATGGGTATTGAAAGAGTTGGTACTTTGGCTGGTAGATACCAAGTTTACAGAGACCCTTATTTCCCACCAAACACAGTATTGTTGGGTCACAAAGGTAACTCATTGTTAGACACAGGTTATGTGTACGCACCATACGTACCATTACAATTGACTCCAACAATGTATAACCCATTCAACTTCACACCTATCAAAGGTATCATGACAAGATACGCTAAGAAGATGGTGAACAACCGTTTCTACGGTAAAATCACAGTTGATGGTGTTAGAACATTTGACTTAAGAGAATTGAGATAATCTTTTCTAAATGAAATAAAAAAGGGACAAGAAATTGTCCCTTTTTTTATGCTTCATCTTTTTTATCGGGTGTACTTAAAACACGTAATGATTTTGAAATAATTTCAGATTCTTCTAATGTAAAACAACCTCGTTTATACGCAGATTTTACTGATTGTATTAAATAAAATAAAGATTGCTCCTTTTCAATAGAATTAATTATTTTTTCAAGCTCGTCATTTGAGTTATATTGTAAAAAATCGAATAGTTTTGTGTTATTATTAATCATAGTAAGATATTTATATATAATAATCGTAAAAAAATGAACAACAATAAAGCACTAATCAAAAATATTCTTAATGAATATTTTATGTCTTTGTCTAAAAATAGTTTATCAATTGATGAAAGTTCGTCAACTTCAGTAGGTACTGGTGTTTATAATAAAGTTCTTGTATTTGGTGAAAAAAAATGGAATAATTCAGAATTAGGTCCGTTTACTGAAAATCCTTCTGACCAAACTGATAAAGAAAAAAAACAAAAAAAAATAACAAATATAATCAAAAAAAATATTGTTGAATTAAAAAAAAATGTTGGTGGTACACATAACACTGAAGTCAATAGTGTTCCTGTTGTCAATGAGGATTTAGCGGTTTGGTTTGGTACTAAGAAAAAACCTAAGGGTTCTAAACAACCCGCAGGTCCTTGGGTCAATATTTGTAGAAAAAAAGAAGGTGGTGGACATCCACCTTGTGGAAGAGCCGAAGCAGACCCAAAGTCATATCCTAAATGTAGGGCCAAAGGTGTTGCTGCACGTATGAGTGATTTTCAAAAAAGAGCCGCTTGTGCTAAAAAAAGAAAGGCTGAGAAAGCAGATACACAAACAGGTAAAGGACAAAAACCTGTTTACTCATCTTACAAAACAACAAAGGAATCAGTTAATTATTTACCACCAATTACTTTAGCAAAATTGGCTGGTAAAATTTTATACGAGATGAAAAAAAAAGGTATCAACGAAAATTTGACCGTAATTAAAAATTTATACAACAGAGTTCCATTTACCGAAAAAATGGTCACAGAACTTCATGCATCATTAAACAAAAATGTTTTGAATGAGTCAGAAACCAATGATTTAAATTATTTATTACTCGGAGGTGACAAAACCAAACAATGGGTTAACACAATTCTATATTCATTAAAAAAGGGGTCTTAAAACCCCTTTTTTTTATTTTGTTAAGAATATGCCCCTGAGGACCTTTTCTTTCCGTCTAATCCCTTTATACGACCTTGACAGACCTGTACTGCGTATCCGTTAGCATATGCAGATGGATAAACATCAAATTTTGCTTTAGCGGCCGCTTTTCCACGTGCACATAATTTAGTTCCCGTTTTTTTTCTGTTTTTCTTAGCTTCTTCTAAATTTTTTCTTTCGAGCATTTGGTCCATAAATTTGTCTGCGTCTTTGGTAAGAGGTTCGAGTTCCTTAGCCTTTTGTTTCAAATCCTCGATATCTTTGATTGCCGCTAAATATGGAATGAATGATTCTTCAGCCTCTTTATCTATAGGTACAACACTACTAATTTTTTCAAGTATTTCTTCAATACTCAACTTTACTAAAAACGGTCCTAAACCTTTTGCAATAAATCCGAGACCAGGAATACTTGTAATTCCAGCAATTGACTGTAGTAAATCAATAAAATCAACTTCGAGTTCATCTTGAACATCAAGTAGTTTTTCAAACGTTTCTGATTTTATAACTTCTCCATCAACTATTTCAGATTTAAGTTGTTTGTATTTTTCTAAATCATCATTTAATTCACTAAAGTTTTTTATTGACGCACCTACACCTACAGCGGTTCCCACACCTGGAATACTTGTTAATACGTTTCTTCCTGTATCGCCAACAATGTTCTTAATAAAACTTGCGACATCTAATTCATTTATATTTTTCATTTTTGGTTAACTATTTGAAATTTTAATTCTCTTTTATAAGTATCTACTTCTCCCGAAGTTAAAACTTTAATATCAACATAATATTCATTTGGTATTTTATCTTTAGTATCAAAGATGAAATAATACTCGTTTGGTGTTTGATTTATTCTTGTCCAATCTTGTACAATAACTTCTGTTGTACCTTCTTTGACATATAATCTATAATAAGCTTTGAAATTTGGATAAATAACATTTGATGTATACGCTTGTTTTATTTTAACAATTACTTTACGAACATCAGTATTTAATATTTTTTCATCTTGTTTTATACCTGAAAATTCAAAACCATATAAAACAGGGTCTTTAGCCAATGGACCAACTTGATAATATTCTGTTGCCGGTCTTAATATTATATCATTTGTTATATCTCCTAATGACACACCGTTAATAGTTACACCACTCCAAATATCACTAAACTGACATGGTGTTGTGTAACCCGTTAGTGCGGGTATTGTACACTCATAAACTCCTTCAGTACGTCTAACTGTTGTTAAACCTGTTAAAGATGAAATTAAATCACCATTAGAATCGGCAATATTAACTTTTGGATTAAAATCAAAATTAGTTGGTGTCCCATTAATATATGAATAAAGATATAACTTATTAACTTTATTTTCAAAAAATGCTGTTCTATCATCTAAAATTAGGTCATCATATGTTGTTTCCAAATAAGGTTCATAAAACGTTTGAGTATGTCTAGTAAAGAAACCAACAGAATAATTTTCTGTTAAACCCGTAATATTTTCTAATTCAGGTGAAAATGCCATAATATAACCTGTTGAACCTGTGGTAGCTCCCGTTAATATATCATTGATTGTTGAAGAAATATCAATATCTAAGTTTTCATTTCCGAATTGAAAATGTTGTAGGCCAACTTGTGTTAGTCCTGAATAGTTAATTTGCGTCCCTGAACCACTGTTATTATTAAAGTATACACCAGGTGTACTCCAAGTGTTTATTAGGTTTCTATTGAACCAATTTGATGGTCTATTGGAGTATGACTTATCATTGTCTCTGTAATTTCTTGATGTCAAACTGGCGTTTGATGAATTTAATGTATTGTTATCATAATAATCATAACCGACACCTTCATCCCAAGTTTGAGAACTTCCTGTGTAATTTAATTTGGGAATATTAAACACTCTTAAATCAAATGCTGAAGCCCTTCTTCTGTTATCAGATGTTGTGGTATTTAATAACTCATAATTAAACATGATTGTATTTGTCATCTTTAACTTATGGGTCATAGGACTACCTGTATAAACCACACCATCACTTATTTTTTGTTGTAATTGACTTAAATCAATATCAAAAATAAATCTTGAGAAGCCAGGTGTGGATAATACGTTATCAGTTCTACCAAAAAATAGTTCTGTCACAGGATTTAAACCAGTGTTTGTATTACCACTTAAAATAATGGTGTTGTTTTTGCTAAAATACGATTTGTGTATTGACATTATATATAAATATCAATTAATTCGTAAGTTTTTATTTAATACGGTTTCTGTCGCGTTAAATAATTCTGCAAGTATTTTTTGTGATTGTGTTCCATCCAACGAAACTTGATTTGGACCCATTTGGTGATAAGGGTGAACATGTGATGTTAAGTATTTGACAATCAATTCAATTAAGTTCAAAAGTTGTTCACCTCGTACCATTGATGCGGTATTTGGTATTATAGATTCCTCAATAAATTTTTGTGATATGGTAGTTCCTGAAAAGTCAGCGGTATCAAAATCAATCTTATTTGTACCTGGTATTTGTGAATCATGTGATAAAAAAAAGGATATATCTGAAACGTTAATACCGTAGGTTATTGGAGTTGGGTCAGACGAAATGTTTTGGACTTCGAATGATGTTAATTGAGTTAAAGGCCCCAATTCTCCTTGTTTACAAACTAATCCCAACCCTCTGTTGGTGTCGGTTTCATTTAGATAAACAGATGAAATAAATCTTTGAGCATTAATGGCCACATTTGCATTTGTTATATTATTTAAACTATATTTGTCATAAAGAGGTTTTTCAGGTTGAAAAACAAATGGGAATATATCTGTGATTAGAGTATTACCCACTAAGAATTTACCACTATTAACTTTTTGAATTAAATTATTAATTCCTGTTACAATTTCATCGTAAGATTTAAAGGTATAGTCCTCTTTATAAATTGGACCAATTTTAGATATTTCAGGAAATTCATAGAATCCTTTGTCAACACTATTTGTGTAAACAGGTTGGTATTCAGAAATTTTATATACATAGGCATACGCTGAGTAATTACCCGTTAATGTTCCAAGACCACCATATACGTTATATTCAATCAAATATTTGACTGGTTGTACCACCTTATTGTTTTCTAAATAAGTTGTTGGACCATTATCAATGGTTTTCGAATCGTATTTTTGTAATGAAATAAAACTATGTTTCTTGTTGAAGGTAGGATTTAATTGGTCCGAACCATCTAATATGGTGTTTGCCCTTAAAACAAAACCATTTTCAGGTAATAAAATATCTGAATTATATCTACCTAATAAACCAATAGTATTAATATCAGGATATAAACCAACTTGGTCAACGTTAATATATTCACCATTACTATTTCTAATATTGTTTGGTAATGAATTTCTTTCACCTTTTGCAGTAAATGCTAAAGCCGAATCGAATGGTTCAAATTTGGTATTATTTGGACTTGAAAAACTTCCTTGAATATAAAATTTATTTCTGTCTTGAAACTCAGTGTTGTAATATACTACGTGAACATATTCACCTACTTTTGGAACTTGATAAATAAACAAGGGTAATAAAGGCATGTACACAAATGGGTCTTGTGATGTCCAAAAATTCTTTGTGTCAAGTCTAGCTCCAAATGGACTTTTAAATGCACTGTAAAGGTCTTCATTTTGCCATGAAACTGGTTCAACCCTAATCCTACCCAAGTTCATAGGGTCATTGTTACTAATTACTTTTCCGTAATTAACAACCTGTGTATACTTTTTGGGTAAAGAAGAGTGGTGTTTTACATCATCCATCATTTGGTTCTATTTTTGTATTCTTCTAAAATTTTATTGTATGAAAATTCAACTTCATCTAAATGATATGTTAATTTTAAAATTGTGTCTTTTAATTGTTCATGTTCATTAGATAAAAAATCCATACATTCCATTAAATCAATATTTGATTGATTTTTTGGTTCACTGATAATTTCTTTAATTTTACTCGGTTCCATTATAATAAATTTCCTGATACTTTGGTAAATCCTTTTGCTGACAAATCAGCAACTTCAATACCAGTTATGGTAACATCTGTTTTTCCATTTTCAGCAATCTCATCAATTAACGATTGGTTAAAAGATTGTTGAATTATTAAACTCAAATTTGGACCTCCATCTGGCAAATCACCTGTTGGAACGCCAGCTTCTTCTAACTTATCGATAAATCTTGTAAGTAACGATGTCGGTGACATACCTGGTTTTAAATTTGCCAAATAGTTAATCAAAGTGGGAACACTATTTCCCGCTAAACCCCTAATTTGCAAAGTTAAAGATAACATTCTTTGTAACTCTTCAATAATGCTCTTACATCTTCTATAATCAGTAATTGCGGTTGCTAATGTTAACGCTAAATTAATACTTGCTAATATAATTTTCGCTTTTTTATTTAATAATTCATTTGTTGTTTGTTGTACAATTGTTTGCATCAAATCCTTAATATTTTTACGAATTTGTTTGACTAACTCCTCAACAAATATTCCCGATATTTTGGACTGTAAATTAATGATAAATTTCCTAAATTCACGTAGGAAATCTTGTAGGGTTTCAATATTATCGACATATTCATTTTGAAGTGCTTTCGCCATAACCATTAATGGAAATAAGTGTTTTGGTGATAATAATGAATTAAATATAGCAATTGGAATCAATTCTAAAAATTCAGTATTGATAATGTCCCTTAACTTGTCTGGCACATCCAACTGAGGAAATCTAATTTTCCAATCTGGGTTTTTGGAAAGTTCATCCAATAAATCTTGAGCAATCCTATCAGCATTTGATGCGTTTACATCAGGATTTAAAAATTTGTCTAACAAACCTAAATTAGCGTCTGCGTTAACAGGTAGTAAAAGTGTACCACAATCCCTGTATTGAACCACACTTTCCAAGACATTTTTTACTTTGTTTTCAACTTCCACCATTTCTTGAGGACTTAAAACAAAAAAACTATCGTCAATTTGGTCTAAAGAGTCTAGTTTCCCTGAACCACTTACATCAATTTCTTGTTTATTGTCAAAACATAAACCAAGTATTCTTTGTAATATTTTTTCAAACTCAGTTTGACTTCTCAAATCATCTTCACCTGTTTTTAATTTAATATTGATTGACCCTGTTAATAAGTTCAATACGTTACTGTAAAGTTCATTAAAGTTTAAAATGTCTATTGAATTTAAATAATCATTTAAAAAATCAACTACTTTTTCACCACTTACTCTTGGTGACAATTCAACTTTATAATAGTCACCATACAATTGTTTTCCATCTATTTGTGTGGGGTCTTTAACATACGTTATATTAAATAATTCTTGGTTTGTCGCACCCAAAAAATTTACATTGTATTCTTCTTTATAACTCTTACCAGGATTTTGTAATCTATTATATAATTCTCTGTTAAATGAGTATGGTCGTTTTTTGGGGTTAAAGGGATTAACCTCATAGATGTATTGACCTGGTGAGGTATTAGGGTCTGTTTGTAATGTTTTACCAAACACATCAATACACAAAACTTTAATGTAAAGTGGTTTGTTAGTTTCGTAATTTTGTTCTTGTGAACAACCTAAGGCTGATACCATTTCCTTAGATAAAACTTCTTGTAATCTTTCTTTGGTTCTATTGACCGTTTGAATAAAGGTATTTCTTAAGGCTTCGGTCGCGTTTTTTGGTGTATTTATTTTAAGTTGACTAAAATTTGCCTTACCAATTTCTTTATCTAACTCTTTAAGTTGTGATTTAATTTCAGCTATTCTTGCGTCTGGTTTTGGTGTTTTAGCTTGTTCTTCTTTTAACTCTGCCTCTAATTCTGCTTCTTCCTTTTTTAATTTATTTACATCAATTGTTTCAGTTTCAGAATTAGAACTTGGGTCTTCACCGTCAGATGCCGACATTTTGAAAGTTTCAATTAATTGTGATAATTGATTTCTCGCGGCCTCTTTAAATTGTTTTGGTGCGTCTTTAGTTTTTTGACTATAAGATTCAATCTTAGATTTAAACTTACCTTCAGCATTGTCAACAGTTGTATTAAGAGCTTTCTTTTTTTTCTTGAGCGCTTTTTGTTTTTTATTGACATCTACAGCGGTTTTGTAAACATTAATTTTTTTCCTAACTTTATCGTGTCCTTCGGAAGGTGTTTCTTCAGCCATAATATTAAATTATTTATTAAGTTTATATCCGCCTGAACCTTCGTCTGATATGTCTTTTTTAAGTAAGTCTTGAATTAATGCGTCATCAATATCTGACATTGAGAAATTTTCTTCATTGTTTTTTTGTTGTGACTTTTCCCAAACAGTCGACTGTAGTTTTGATAATGTTAATTTTTTCTCAACAGTATCATTAATTATTTTTTGTTGTTCTTTAATAATTGGTCCAATGATTGCCATGTCTGAAGAATCCTTCATTAAAGCCAACATTTTGTTTTGAATTCTTAATGCGGTTGCTCTTTGTTCAACAAGCTCATTATATATTTCCTGCATTAATGATAATACAGATTCTTTATTTAATGATATTTCTTTTTTCTTCGGTCTAGACATACTTATAAATATTTAACAACGGATTTTATCTGTTATCAATACTTTTAACAAAATCAAAATATAGTTTTTTGTATTTTTTCATACTTAATCTAATTTCTTTTGTTGAAAGGTTTGTCATTTCACGAATTGACATTAAAACCAAATTTTTGTTAAATTTTTTGTTATCATTACCAACAAAAATTGAATCATAATTTTCAAATAATTCTAACAAAGCATAACCTAATTTAACCTCATTTTCGTTTAATGATGATACGTCAATGAACGTTTTTAGTTGAGCGATATAATCTATTATTATTTTATCAGTTTCAATTATGTCATCTTCAATGTAATACACCAAATCAGGTCTTTCTTCTAAACTAGATGAAATATCTTCATAAGATACTTTTCTATTGGTATCCTTTTGGTCTTTTATAATTTGACCCATCAAATAATTTTTACAAATCGTACCAAAATAAGAATATGCTTTTTTGTTCTTATCTGGTTTGAACTTGTCTGATTTTGTAATTAAAAAAGAATGGGTGTCATTTAATATTTCATCAAATGACATGTCCTTTCTATATAATTTGTATCTTCTAATTATAGAAGAAACCATTTTTTCTATTGGTTTTTTAAGAAACTCATTATAAATTTCGTTTCTTTCTTTCATAGTTTCAGCTTCCAAAAACATAACAACCGCAGTCTCTTCTCTTACGTCAAAATAATTATTTGACTTAATTTTTTTACTGCGTTTTGAGTCTGCGGATTCAGTGTTCCCGCTTGGAATTGTTTCGGAAACTATCATTAATTAGTGGTTTCTTCGTATTTTATGTCACGGTCATTTGTAAAAAAATATTCTTTTTTTGCTGTATCAATCCAAAACTTAACCTCGTTGTCGGTCAAAACATTTTTTCCGTTTTTATATCCCCAAAAAATTGATGATTCTCTCATGTTAGCATGTTTGTATCCCAATCTTGGAATAGTCATTATTCTTGCTGAGTTATATGTCAATCTTAATAAAAATTCATAAACAAATGTTAGTTTCATTGATTTTTTAAAACCACCAAAATTATCCAAAATTGATTTTTTAACAACCATTCCACTTGTTTGGAAATTTTGATATTGATTTAACAATTCATTAGTTAGAATACCAATTTCAGTGTTGAATGAAGCCGCAAATGTTGCTTCATTTGTGTATCCCGCGAATACATCTGTTTCATCAACATCAACAACGATTGGTAAAAATCCATCACACTCAGGGTGGTATTTAATATAATCATTCACATTTTTAAACCATATAAACGAATATTCATCATCGTGTTCAAAGAAACTAACCCATGTTGATGATGCGTTTTTGACACCAAGATTAACTTGTGATGCGTAATCAGTATGTTCTGATGTGTTTAATACTTTAACAACATTTAAATCACCAAAATCAAATGAATTTAATTTAGTACATAATGATTCTTCATCCGAATGAACAATAATAAGTTCATTAATTGAAACTTGTTGTTTTTTTATTGAGTCAATCGCTTTTTCAAAAAGAATGTCAAAATCTTTTCCAAATGATGATGCGATTGGTAATATAACTGAAATATCTACTTTATTTTCCATAATTAATTTGTTTTTAATTTTTCTAATTGAGAATTAAAATTACTTAATCTCGTGTTTATATATGATGAAAAACGTTCTAAAACTTTTGATTTGAAATCATCAGTATTTGTAAATTTTTCAGCTGTTTCATAACCTGATTCGTAAAGTTTTTCTGAAATGTTATCCTCAAGCCAGTTTTGTGTAAATTCCGCTAATATATCAACCATGTTTATTGTATCATTTGTCCAAATACCATTGTGTTCATTCATCCAATCAGGTTTTAAATTAGGTATTTTTCCAATCACAGGTGTACCTGTTTTCATTGATTCTAATGGATATGTCCCAAGACCTGAAATGTCATCAACCCATATAGACACAAAAGAGTCTTTTAGTATTGTTGCAAATTCTAATTCACTCAAACCTCTCATATCTCTAAAAGTAATCCATCTAAATTGTGGGTATTTTAAATAAAAAGTTTTAATCAACTTCATAGTGTCCCTTTGGTCTCTTGTGTGAACAGACACTATTGGTTTTGACGGTATTGGTTTTCTTTCGAATGAATTTGAAATTGTTGGTTCAATAACATCAAATGAAACATTTTTCATTATTTTTTCCAAATATTTTTTTTGTTCTTCGCTAGTTGTGATACACTTTAAAAATCCGTATTGTGACCAAGATGTACCGGGACTTAATGTTTCCATTATGTAATCATATGATTGACATAATACAATCTTACCACATGGAAATTTTGAAACTTGTTCCATTACGTGTCCATATAATTCAGGAATTATCATAAAATCTTCAGGTGAAATTTCTAAGTTTTGTCCCTCAATTGGTTTGTGTGGTAATGACATGTATTTTTCATCTAACCAAGATGAAACACCTTTATAGTCAGTTTGTTCATGCATAATAATTGCGTTGTAACCATTTTCAAATAAATGGTAAGCCATTTCATAAATTACTCTAATAGAAGCTTTGGCGTTACCTTTAGTATCTTGAACTAAAAAATATATTCTTGATTTTTTTTCTTCCAAATTACTAATTGATAATTCTAATTTTGTTATAAGTTCTGTGTTCATAATGTTTGTAATATTTCGTATCTTAATAATGTATTAAAAGCAATTTTAAAGGGAATAGTTAAATCATTACTACCTTTTAAACCCATCTTTTCATCAATTTCACCCGACTCTGAAAGAACAACATCTAACATTGTTTTAATAAGTTCAAATTTAACGATACTAACATTTTGTTCAGTATCACCAGTGTCGGTTTGTTTTATAGAAATTAAATTCTCAATTTTATCAAAATCAATGTGATATGTTTCTCCAAATATATTAAGCATGTTTTAATTTTAATTGATTATATACCGAAGTAAAACCTTCAATAGAATCAATTGAATAATCAGACTCATAGTTTTGGTTATAATCCGTGTTTATTTTAATTGATGTTTTGTTTTTTGGTTTAATTTCAAGTAAATCTGGGTTTGCTGTAACTATAACATCAAATTTAGACCATATTTTTTTGATGGTTTTTTTATTGTAAAATTGTATGTTGTCTACTTCCATACCATATTTTGAGTAAAAAAATAATGATGCTGGTTTTATTTTTGCCACACCCATTCCTATAACACTTAATTTGTCTCTTTTAGATAAAACATTTTTTTGAATTTCAGAAAAAGTGTTAAATGTATTTGCCGACATTGATGGTGAGTGACCAAAAATATTCATTGGGAAATCCAAGTATAAAAAATTAATATAGTCACTTTCAGATGGGAATAAAAAATGTTCTGAAAATTTGTGTGAAGTAATTGGTTCAATTATTTTATACTCAAACTCTTCTTCACCTTCTTCAGAAACATAGTCCTCAATAAAAAACTTTTCATAAGTAGCTTTCATTTTAGAGATTGTGTCTCTTAAAACTTCATCGGTATCAAAAGCGAACTTCATCTTCGTATTTTTTTAATATTTTTGTAATTATCGCATTTCTAACAATGTCAGAATCTTTAAATGTAAAAGTTCCTATATCATCAATGTTTTTAAACTTTTCTAAAGCGTCCCATAGTCCTGAATGTGTTTTGTCCTTATATCGGTCAGTTTGTTCTAAATCACCAGATATAAAAAATTTACTGTTAAAACCAATTCTTGTTAAAAGAAGTTTCATTTGTTTTGGTGTACAGTTTTGTGCTTCTTCAAAAATAAGAATTGAGTTATCAATGTTCATACCTCTCATATAAGCCAAGGCGAAAACTTCAATAATTTCCATATTTTTTAATTTTTCCCTAACATCTTTTCCAATAATTTTATTTAAAAGATAGTAAGACGGAAAAATATACGGGTCTAATTTTTCTTCAACATTCCCAGGTAGTGAACCAAGTTTTTCCTCGGCTTCAACTGCGGGTCTTACAATAATTAATTTTTCGTAAGAATTGTTGGGGTCGGCTAATAAATCAATTGCGGCTTTCATTGCAATATATGATTTACCTACACCTGCAGGACCTGAACAAATTGTTATCTGATTGTTTTGTAATATTTCATAATACTCTTTTTGACTATCTGATAAAAATTTATCTTTTGTTTTTTTCTTAATCAAAGTACCGATAATTTCTTTTTTTGATTTGTGTTGTTGGTTTGAGTCTTCTACAGATACTGTAGGGGTTCTTCTAGGTTTTTTATCCATTATATATAAAGTATTATTTTTTTTTAAAAATTAAAGTTGTTTTTTTAATACCTCAACTATTGGTATCATATCTTCTTTATTTGTTGACTGAAAAATTACATTAATGTTTCTATCTTCAAATAATTTAATGTCCATGTATTTTTTTCCACTACTTCCCGCAACATATTCAGTTGCGCCATGTTTAACACAGATATCAAGTAACCTTTCCGTTGATTTTAAATCAGTCGGGTAATCAAACACAATTTCAGTTTTAATATCTAACATATTACAAACTTTTTTTATAATTTTAGAATTTGTTTCTGATAAATTTTCAGTAATACAATCATCAAACATGTCTAAAACTTCTTTATAGTCTTTAAGATTGTTTTTAATTTTTAACCAATCTTTAACATGATTAACATATTTTTTATTTATAATTGGTTCTAATCCTCTATTGGTACTTAAGGTATACCACTTGTCTTCAATATTAAATCTATTTTGAAAATTGTTTTTTTCAAATTGGCAATTTTGTAAAATAACAAATTTATCAACAATTTCAATTTTTTTGAAAAATGGTAACCAAGGCATAAAATTAGGTTGGTGTATAGATATTTTCATATTATTCTACAATTGCCCAATAATCACACTCAGAATAAAACGTTATTTTTTTGTTTGTTTTTTCAGAGAATTCAGTCGCTAAATTTTTTTCAGATACTCTGTATGTATCATGAAAAACCCAAGTAATATTTTCATTAAATAAATTTAAATTATTTAATAATCCAACACGATTTCCTTCGCCTAATGGACCATCAACAAAAATAACTTGATAATCATTATCTAATTCTTTAGATAATATTTCATTGTCATACCAATCATTTTTTATTGGTGCATAAATGTACCTATTTTTAAAAATGTTTAACCATTCTAAATCTTCTTCAACTGTTGTTAAATTAAAGTAATTAGAAAAAACATTTGTTGATACTTTACCTCCACCAAATTCTAACATTTTAGTTCCTTTAGGAAATTTATTAATTAAAAAATCGTATAAACATTTTTCAATTCCTGAACCGCCCCAATTTATATCATTTAATTCAATCATGTCTAATAATACTATTTTGTTTAATAACTGAATCTAAAACAATTGGTTGAATTTGGTTTTGAATAAACACGTCTCTAAGGGCTTTTGTGTCTTTAGGAAAACAAGCACCACCAAATCCAAATTTACCGTCATGTCCAGGAACATCCGTGTGCATTTTTTCAATTCTACCATCACTTAATACACCATTCATAATACTATCCCAACTTAAATTAAGTTTATCGGATAATAATCTCATTTCATTAAAGAATGTTATTTTTGTTGAGAAAAAACAATTTAAAAAATACTTAATTAATTCTGATTCATTTGGGGTTGTTGTGACAGTATTAATACCTGGAAATCTTTGTGTGAATAATTCGTTAACTTTTAATGAAATTTCTAAATTGTTAGAACCAACAATAACACGATTAGATGTTATAAAATCAATGTCTGCGGTTCTGGCGGATAAAAATTCTGGACTATGAACAATTTTAACCGAATACAACGATTCAATATTAGATGTTGTCCCTATTGGTACTGTTGATTTTAAAATAAAAATTGGATTTTTATTTTCTAACGAATTAAAAAAATCATGTATGTAGGTTAAATCTGCTGAGCCATTTGAAGATTCTGGCGTTGGCAAACAAACAAAAACAAAATCAGAATTTAAAACATCATCAAGAGTATGTGTACTTTTTTTAGGGTCAATATCATACCCTTTAGTTTCACAAAATAAAGAAAAACCGTGAAACACAGCTTTCCCCACAAATCCCATACCTACAATACCTACTTTATACATTTCCAAACCATTTAACAAAATCTTCATACTCAAATTCTCTAGCATGAAGATACCATTTATTATGAATATCAGAAAAATTGTTATGTTCCATACTCAACCAACCGTCTTCAAATTTAACTAATTCAATTCCATGTTCATCACATATTTCTTCAGTATCTTTATTCCATTTATTAAATGGTGGAATAAATATTTTTGATTTAACTAAACTAGCACTAATTAATATACTAATTTCTTGTACTGACTTTGGTAATAATCTATGGTCAACATGTATTAATCCATGTGCTGCTAATGTTGCTTTTGGGTGAAACTCAGGCAATCCAGCCATGTCAACCTTATAGAAGTTTTTATAATCCGATAACGCGTTTAATATTCTTGGAAAAATTCTTTGTTTCTCAACATCATTCTTTTCATAACTCATGTCGTGAACTAATGGTGATACTCCGTACAATACAACACAGTCTGGAAATTTTTCAAACATAAATGTTGTCATTTTGTTTATCAAATCTATATCAGCATTAATACAAACATCATCAAATCTAAAATATTTAATTTTTTTCATTTCTAACTAAATAAATTTCTTTATTGTCGTTTTGATAAACAACATCATAATTTTTATTATTTTTTATAAATTCCTCAATTGCTAAAGGGACCTGACTAATGTTAGTTAATCTATTATAATCGTCAACACATATTACTTTACAATTTAATTTATCCATCATATTTAAATCGTACAATACATTATCGGTATATTGTAATCCGTCAACAAATGAAAAAATTATTGGTTTGTATTTTAATAATTCATCAATAACCGATGAATCATCAGATGATTTTTTAATTAATATTACTTTATCTGAAAATTGTTTAATTGCATTTTGAAAAAGAAAAAATGGATATGGTTTTCCGTAGGACTCAGGCATACTACCCCAACCATCTTCAAATGGGTCAACAACGATTATTTTATAGTTTTTAACTGAGTTTAATAATTTAACAGTAGTTTCACCGTATCCCGCACCTATTTCAACGCAATAACCATCTTCAATATTAAGTAGGTTATTAAATACTTGTGTTAATCTATCATTATGTGGTAACTGTTTACCAGTTTCCAATCCTTCTAAAACCGCTTTTTTATGATTCATCTTTTAAAAATTGTAAAATTGGTTCAATTTGTTGTTTATTTTCATCATAAGGTCTTAATAAATTTGACTCTATATATTTTAAATTTTTTAATTTTTCAATATCAATATTCCACCAACTTCTATCAATCCAATCATTATATATGTCAACATTTCTTACTATATGTTGAACAGGGACACTATTTTTTTCTATTAAAACTCTAATTAATGATTCATCCGAAAAACCATCCCTTGAATTAACAAGGCTTTCTTTTGAATCAAAAACTTTAAAATTTGAAATTTCTTTAACACTGTCTTCATAATTTAAATTATTAGGGTTAAATAATTGTTTAAATATTTTTCCTTCAGCTGTCATGTGGTGTGCGGGAAATTTACCATAGTGGGGTGTGTTTTTATAAACCTCGGCACCAATACATAATAATTTATTTGGTTCTCTAAGATTAGTTTGATTGGTTAAATATTCTTTTTGCAATGGTATTGTATCCATATCAGTAATACAACAAATTTCATTATCATATTGTGATGCACATAGGTATCTTAATATTTTAGCATGGTTTCCTTCGGGAATACCATTAATTGGTTTATATATCTGTACGTCAATATCATAACTAATCATTTCTTTAACTAATTCATCTTCATATGTTCTATCGGTTAAAAAAGCTATTGTTATTTTTTTTTCAGGGAAAAACTTTTTATGGGATAAAATTTGAAGCTCCCAAAATCCTAAATAAGTACTATTTTCATTAGTACTTGTGACAATTCTATCAAACATTTTCTTCTATTATTTTTACAATTTGTTTAGCTCTTTGAAAATAAGTGTGGTTTTCTCTAACAAATTCATAACCTTGATTTTCAATCAATTTTCTTTCATTTTCATTATCTAAATAATATTTTATTTTTTCAATTAATTCATCGTTATTTTTATAAACAACTAAATGTTTATCAATCTCAAATAATTCATTAATACCTGGTGTTGGGTTTGTTATTAAAAACGTTTTACACCCTAAAGTCTCAAACGTTCTAAAATTAATATCATCAGATAAATTTCTATTAAAATGAATTTTATATGAGTTAATAGTCTCAACCATTTTTTGTCCCAAAACAAAAGTATCATTTTTAAAATTAAAATTTTTTGATAATAAATTTAAATGTGATTGTCGATTTAAAATAGAACCACAAAACCCAACATCATTAATTTTTTCAATTTCATTAATGGGGTAAATTAAATCATCTGGATATGCATTAGGTAAATAAATTGTTTTACGACTACCAAATAATTTTCCGTGATTATATACCGCATAAAGTACAATATCAATATTATGGTTTTTTGCGGTGTTAAAATGTGATGTGGGTACACAATGAGAATCAATAGACCAAAACAATTTTAATTTTTTTTCATTTGATAAATCGGGTACCCATCCACCTGTTTCATAATTTTCTAATAAAAAAATAACATCACAATCTTTAGATATTTCATTGTAAGGGATATTGAAATTTTCATGGTTTAACCCCCATACGACGCTATCAATCCCTAATTTTTGAAATCCCCTATGAAAATTTTTGGCCTCTCTAAATTCTTTGTTTGGTTCATTTCTTCCGGCTTCTTGTATTATTAGTATTTTCATGGTATAAATGTATAATATTCTGGGTGTCTTTGATTATGTTCATCAAAAACATCACCAACAAATTCCTTGTCTTTTCTTTCACTTGGAAATGGTTTTTTCCAACTTTCAAAATTCATGAATTCGTCATGTATAATGGTATTATTTTTACACAAAGGGTAAACCATTTCATTTAAAAAGTTTTGGTCAACTTGCCAAAAATCACCTCCCTTGTAGATGTCAATCAGTTCCTTCATTTTAGGAAACGTGTCTTTTTTCATTCCCCACATACCACCCATAATTAAACTATTATGAAAAGGATGGTCCCTCATAATATGTAATCCTTTATCTGATGATAACCATTCATCAACGGCTTCTTTTTCTCTTTGACTTAATCTTGAATCAGTGTCTCTGACAATAAAAACATCTACGTCATTTTCAGACGCTGGATAAAATCTCCAAAACATTCCTGACCAATTACCATCAATTTCCATATTAATCATTTCGGTATTGTCCATGTCGTATAATTCATCCCAAATTTCATCGGGTGTTGAAGTACCAACATAAAATCTACATGTCCAATCAGGATATATTGTTTTTGCTAATTTGGCGTTTTCAATCGCTCCGATTGTGTATTTTGGATTATCACCCCACAAACAAAATGATATGATTTTTTTCATATGTAGAAATTTTTGGATTGTCTATCTTTAAATAAATTCATATCAAAAGACAAGTCTGAATGATTTTTATTGTGTATTACGTCATGTTTACCATATCCCCAATCAGGGTGTTCATGTTTGATAATAACCATTGGGAAATACTTTTGTTTTCTTAGTAAGTTTCCGACTAACATAAACTCATTATCACACCAAACTGATTTATATTCAGGATAATAAATGTAATTAAATCTTTCATAATATTTCTTACCCAAAATACACAATGTGTTTAATTCTTGACCTTTAAATCCATCATTAAAGAAAAGGATTCCATCTGTGTCAGGGTAATTTGCGTTCATCAAAGTATTAATAACTTTATCAAACCCTTTAACTTGTGGTATCATATCATCAGATGCCAATAAGATAATATCCCAATCTTCTGATGTATCAATATCACGGTTAATTGCGTGAATTTTAGAATTACTTTGACCAATTACAAAAGATACATTATCGTATGATTCAAGTATTGCCAGTACCTCATCATTGTTCATGTCTGAGTCATCCTCATCTATGGTAATTAAAAACCTTGTGGTGGGTTCACTTATGTATTCTTGATACCTGTTAAAGGTTTCAAAGAATTGTTTTCTACGGGACCTTGTCGGAAATTTAATTAAAAGTTTCATTGATAATATTAAGGTAAGAGTCCACCAATTTTTCACAAACTGTTGAACCATAAAATTTATTTATATCTTGTGGTGGAGAAACCAATTCTTTTGATAAAATGCCACCTGATTTGTCTACGTTATATATCCAAGATTTTTTACCACACATCCAACTTTCAATTGTTGTTCTACCTAAAAGAATACCAGCAGTTTCTTTTGCCTTTCTAATAAATGTTTCGGTATTCCAAGTTGGTGTAAATCTTTTGACGTGTTTGTTTAATAAAATATCATTTAAATAATCTGATTTGTTTTCACCTACAATCCACAATTCCATTTGATTTTCATTAGTATATTCAATCAAATCTTTAATTGTTTGTTCTCTTAGATAATCTATTGTTCCAACAAACAACACGGCATTTTCTTCTGTGGTTTCTTTTTCATTAAACCTTGTATCATCAATTGGGTTATAAATAACATCAACTAGTGATTCAGTAATTTCATCTTGCTCAACAATATGTTCCTTAATTTCAGGTCTAATTGCGATATATCTCTTAATTGATTCATGTTTCACAGGTTTTTCTAAATCAATAACTTCTGAATGAATGGTGGCAATTTTTTCAATATTTGGGTATAATTGTAGTACCATATTAGTAACTGGTTCATGTTGAACGTGAATAATATCGTAGTTAATATCTTGTATTTTGTACAGCATACCTTCTTTAGAAACCTCAACACCGTTTGGTGTTGACACTGACCATTTACCATCACCCATTTTAAAACCTGGCGGTTCACTAAATGGTCTAACTTTAATACCAATCTTTTTTGCTTTATCAGTTAACGGACCACCAATTTCAGATAAAACTGTAACATCGTGACCCATTTTAACTAATCCTTTGGCTAATTCATAAACATAAACTTCTGAACCTGTAAATGTTTTAAAATTTAAACAAGATAAAAGAATTTTTAATTTATCTTCTTTTGTTTTTTTGATTTTAATAGGTAATTGGTCTTGGTATTTGTTTGAAAATTCTTGTCTGTTTAAATCCCATTGTTCATTTGTCATTCCAATTGATTTATGGGTTATTCTAATATTGAACATTACACCAATTTTTACATCTTTAATGTAATTTCTAAAACAAAAATCAACATCATACAAATGAAAACCTTTAACATTGGTATCAAAATTTTCTTGGATTCTACTTTTATTCACAACCATAAACAATCCATCAATCAAAACTGTCTGATGAATTTTGTTCCCTAAATCATTTGAATATTTTGATTCCCATTTTTTACCCTCGTGTTCGTGATTTACAATACCAACCATTTTGCGACGGTCTTCCCACCACATACCTGACTTAGGTAAGTTAGTTGAACCTGCAACCCCTAAGATACCATAATCGGTCTTTTTAAAGTGTTCCAAAATCTTAAATCCCCAACTCTTGTTATCAAAATAAATGTCATCGTGACAAAGTACCACAATGTCATTTTCAGATTCATTTAAAATATCGTTATAAACGTCAGTCAACGACTGACCATTTGGGTTAACTTTTTCAATAACCTGTATATTTTTTACACCACAAGTTTTTTTAAAATATTCTTGTAGTTCAGGTTTTGAACTTCGGGTACTATATCCAATTGTAATCATTATTCAAATACTTCTATTGTGTGTTCTTTTTTAACTAATTCACCCCATTTACCATCATAACGAGTCGCTCGTACAATGTGATTATCAATCCAATGATAGTTTCCACCTCTTGGTTTATTAAGTAACAAGTTGTGGTATTTGAAACCATGTTTATCTAACCATTGTTTGGTTACTATTTCATGTTCATCAGTCCTCGATGTGAAGAATGTTATAATATGTCCATCATCATACCAAGTGTTAATCATATCTACCGAACCTTCATATGGTAAACAAGTTGCCATACGTTCAGATTCTTCATTTGGCACATCTTCAGTTACTGTACCATCAATGTCAATTAGATAGTTCTTAACACCATTTGCCAACACAGGACTAGTATTAGATTCCTGTTGAACCAAATCCGTTTGAGCCTCGTTCTTTTTCATCTAATTCGATTACTTCGTGTAGTGTTACAAATTTACCATTTATTACTGGACATAAAACTGCTTGTGCAATTTTCATACCTTTTGGTATTATTACAACGTGATTATTTGTATTATATACAATAACTTTTACTTCACCGTCATATCCAGCATCTACTGTTCCCGGTGTGTTTAATACAGTTAAACCTTGTTTAAGAGCTAAACCGCTCTTTGGTCTTACTTGTATTTCATGACCCATTGGAATATCAAATCTTAATCCTGTTGGTACCAAAATTCTACCAAATGGACCAACTTCCAAATCTTCGGTTGAGTGTAAATCAAATCCTGAATCACTTTCATAGTTATACTTTGGTTCAACCGAATCAGGATGAATTTTGGTAAATTTTAAAGTTGCTTTTTTGGTTAATAAACCCGATAATTGTTTTTCAATTTCATCTTGGTCAATACCCATAGATTCCATCATTGCTTGTGGGTCTTTCAAAGCATTTGGGTCATTTGTTAATTTCTTCATTTCAGAAATTAAACTATTCATTTGTTTTAGATTTTTAAACATATTGTAATTTATCAAATTTTTCTATTAAGTCTACCAACGCTTTTACATCGTCTTCACAGTATTCCGCAATTTTATCAAGAATTCCTGCTTCCCAATAAGAGTGGTGAACAACACCACCAGTAACAGGTCCACCTTTTGATGATTCACAACCCATTGATACTGAAATCAATTCTAACGACGCGATTGTGAATGGGTTTGTACCATTCCATAATTCTTTTGTATCAAGGGCTTTAATTTCCCATGGCTTGGTATCTGCGGTTGGGATAATTGCCGGTGGTACAAAACCATTAATCATCATCCGTTTTGCCAACATTGGAATATCAAACCCTTTAATGTTATGTCCACACATAAAAAAATTAAGTTTGTGAACCTTATTTAAAAGTTGAATTGTATTTTTAAGTAGTTGTTTTTCATCGTCCAACGCGAATGTTTGCATTTGCATTTTTCCATCAGGTGAAATAAAAGCAAAACTTGCCACAACAATTTTGGCAAATTCAGGAACAAGAGCGGCTCTTGTTTCGTAAATTTCCTCAGGTGTTTTGTCTTTGTCCTCAGGAAATTTTTTAATAAACCAATCTTGATATTTCATAAAAACTTTATGAAGTTCAGGATTACTTTTTTCAAATTCTTTTAGTGTTGGATAACCACCAACAGTTTCCAAGTCAAAGAATAATAATTTGGTTTTTGGATATGGTAACATTTTATTTTAATGATTTGTAAAGTTGTGCTCTATGGTCTGTAACAATATTTAAATCGTATTTGTCTTTTACTGTTTCGTATAATCTTTCACCTAAATCTGCCGCCCATGTTGGGTTTTGAATTAGTTTTTTCATTGCTTTAGCCCAATCTGAATGATTTCTTTTTTCCTCAACTAAGATTGCATTTCCATCAACAAAGTTACCATTTTCCAATGAATGTTTCAAATCAATTGTGTAAGGACCAATATTTGATGCCACAATTGCTTTTTTATAAAAACCAGCTTCAATTACCTTCAATTGTGATTTAACTCTATTAAATGTGTGATTCATAATTGGTGCCAAAGACACATCAAATTTAGCGTAGTTTTTCGCGTAAGATGTCACTGGTTCAGTCCAAACACGATTATAAAATTGTTCACTACCATTCCAAGAGTCTTGTCTAAATTTCATCAAATAATCCTTGTATTCAGGTGTTGTGAATTCATAATTTTTTGTAAAAATTTCTTCATATCTCGCCCACACAGTTTCTTGTGGTAGAATTGCTCTTTGTTTTTGTTCACCAGTTTGTGCGTTAATTTCAGTCATTGTTCCTCTTGTATCAAAACCACAAAGAAATATTTGTGACTTATCTCTAAATTCTTGACCAATAGCATCTGTAAAACCTTTCATTAATCCCAAATCATGCAAGTGTGAAGAACCACCTAACCAACCAAATCGTAATTTTTCTGATGGTTTTGTTGGTTCCATAAATTGTTGTTCATTTGGATTAATAGCGTTTGGTAAAACAAATACATTTTTGTTATACTTTTTAATTTCATCTGCAAAAATAGATGTAGTTGTCGTCACATATTTTGCGACCTTGATGTTCGCTAAAATTTTTTCATGAATTTTGTGTTGTACAACTAAATGATATGCTGGATGTTCTTTTGTGGGTAGCCAATAGTCATCTAAATCCATCACGGTAATAATACCTAAGCTATTTAAAACTTGGATTAGTGTATTGGATTTATCATAATCAGGATTCAAACTCCTGTGAAAACAAACCATATCGTATTTTGTCCAATAGGATATATCATCCATTTTTGGTTCAAAATCAATATCTACGTGAAAATCTTCAGGGTATTTATTCTGTAAAAAAATGTGAGGTTCGATTGAACGAAATTTACCAACTCCCGTTCTGTCTGATGGTAAAACTAGTATTTTAATCTTTGACATATGTTAATATTTCTTAAAATATAGAAATATTAATTGAATAATCAAACCTTATTGAATCTTTTTAATTTTTGTAACCTTACCTTCAAAAAGATGTTTACCAACTTTTAAACTTAGAAATTCATTAGTTTTTTGTTCATTTTCAACAATAATTCCTGATTTAGATAATTCTTCTCTAACCACATCTCTAACTGTGTCTCTAACAGTGTCTCTAATCATTGTTTTTAATGCATTCATGTCAAAACCGGATGTATTATTTGATTGAGGTTGGCTTTGTTTTTTGGGTGTTGTTCCCATTAACTTTTGTGCTCCTTCAATAATTTCATTAGATAAAACATTTGTAGTTCCCGGTAAACTTGCTTGAGCAATTGGGTTTTCAATCATTAATTGTTTTATTTCATCAGGTAATTTTGAATTTAAAATTCTATCTTGTGTTGGTAATTCAGGTTGTTTAACTTCTGATAAAGATGTATCAGAGGCGTATTCTTGTGGTATGTTATAAGTTGCAGGAACTGCTTCGTAGTTTTCAACCATTGGTGTATTATAATTTGGGGTACCACTTGCATTACCTCTTGGTATTACTTGGTGTCTATCCATTATTTTTTTGGATAAGGCTAATTTTGCCATTAAATCGTTGCTCATATTATGCTATTATTTCTTCAGGGGTTTGACCTAGTTTTGCGTTTATGTAAACTTGTGTCATTGATTTATCTCCATTTGGGTTATAGTCCACAGGTAGTTCATTAAATTTCTCACCAGTTCGGTTAAAAGTAAATGTTTTATCAATTCTAAACATTCTCCAACTCGGTAAAGGTTTTAATCCAAGTGATGCTCTGTGGGATGCTCCTTCAATATCATAAGCTCTTAAAACCAAATTACCAGATTTTGACCTACCCAAACAAACGGGGTAAACAGTTCTATATCCTTTACCGCCCGGTTCATCACCATCGTAAGTAATTGTAATAACATCCAAGCTTTTGATGGCTTTTTGTAAGTCATCAAAAGACACTGCTTCAGTTAATACATCTTTAAATGATGAAAAAAGTTTCATTATGGTGTTGGTGTTGTATAAGGTGCTTTTGAGTTATATTTGTTTGTTTTGATATTATCAATTCTATCCATAATATCAGCACTATTTCCAATTTTATCATTGTTAACGTCCAAAAATCCACCAGTCCCTCTACCCATAGCGTCACCGTCTGCTAATGCGTCTTTGTTTGTTGGACCGTATTGATTCTTTGTGTTAAAATCATTTCTCGGAAATAATTTTGCTCTTTGTTGTTCCGCATAAAAACTTAACTGATTGTTGTCACCAGCAGGTTGCGAAAAATCTAATCTGTCGTTTTGTGTACTCATTATATTAATATTTTAAACCACGTGTTTATTCTTTCAATTTCTTCATGAACACCTGTTATTTTGTGCCCACTTTTTTTATGTGATTGACTTGGTCTGAAATCTTTTCTCAAGTCATTATTTTTTTCGTGTTCGTCACTGTATTGATTTGACATCGCAACACTCTTTGCTTTTTTAGATAAATCAATTGCCCCTCTATCTGAGTCTAATGTTTGGTCAACCCATCCTTTAAACGCTCCACCACCTAAAAGATGAAATTCAGGGTTTGATGTATTGGAGTTTGATTCAAACCAGTTTTTTATTCTTTTTAATTGTTGATAAGTTGCATTACCTGTTGATATTAAATCTTGTGCACGTTTAACATTTTCAGTACTCTGATTTGAATACTTAGCTAAACCTTTCGCAATCATGTTTAATAAATGTGGTGGAATTTGATATTCCTTACCATACAGGTCTTTATTCACTTTTCAACATTTTTATTAAGTCGTTTATTGATATACCTTCTTTTTCCGCCTGTTTTTTAAGTGCGGTTACATTTCTTGAAATTACCTTTGATGAAATTTTAGATTTTTCTGTAATTTCTTGGTCATTAGATTTTTTTGAAATAATTTCTTCTTTAACTTCATCAACATCTTTTTCCGCAATTACACCACGATTAACAAAATTCTTATCGTCTTTAAATTTAGATTTTTTATCCATCTTTGGGTCTTTACCCATTTCCTTTGCTCTGTCTTTAGCATCCTCACTATCCAAACCTAATTCTTTTTCCAAATATTTTATTGTTTCTTTGGCGTTCATAAATTTGGTTTCATCATAAGAAAACGCATGTTCCATATCATGCTCTTCAATTTCTTTAGCCGACTCACTAAAATATCTTCTATAACCCATTCTAAAAATGTCATAAACATTTCTTGCAGCTTGAACGGTTTGGTCCATAGTTTTTCTTGGGTGTAATGCTGGGTCTAAAATTGGAATCTTAGAATTCAACATTGTACCATCGGCATCCACAAATTCTTCAAGTTCACCTTCGGGTTCTTCTTTAGTTTTTGTTGAATTTAATTTTTTAAATCTTTCGTGTGATTTACACGGCATATACGAATCATCACCCATTTTGTGATATCCAAGACAACCAAGTTTTTCAGCTGCGTCTAAAGCTTCCTTTTTTGTTTTATATTTATGTTCAGACATATTGAAACAGTTTATCTATAAATACCATATTGTTTGTATTTATCTATTGAATGGCAACACAGAACATAAATAACTATTATTTTAATAGATTGGACATAAGAGCGGATGATAGTTCATACACCGATTTCTTTCTTGTTGCCGATGAAAAACAATATGACCAAGAGGTTATTTATTCACCTTACTTAATTGGATACAATGATGGTAATAGATTACCAATATCAATTGAATTATCTAACACAGGTTGTTCACAAAATTTTTCATATTCATATGGTGATTATTTTTCAGGTAATACAATTATTTCTTTAAACAATTATAATGTTAACCCATTAAACGATACTTGTTATAGTGCCTTTACAGGTGTTTGTGATGTTGGATTAACAGGAATTGATAATGGACTTGTGACTGAAATGACAGGACAAACATTATATTATTCAATGGGTATTAGTGATGTTTTTAAGTTTGACCCATTACATTACGATAGGAGATTTAAAATGAGACCTGTTACAGGTTATACTCAAAGCCCAAATCAAAGATTTTCAGGAATTACCGCACAAACATTATATAATATTGTATCCAAAACAGCAACAACTATTGGTCAATACTATGAATTATACGGTGGTTATTTACAAGGGTTTTATAAGTTATACGGTTATGATTATGAAGTTTTACCTGAAAGGATGCATAAAGGGTGGACGGTAGAAATGATGTTAAAACCAAGATTGGTTGATGAATATGTTCCTTCATCGGGACAAACATATCTAAATAACATTTATACTGAAAATTCAGGTACCTTCTTCTTTATGGGAGCAAGAGCTGAAAACAAATTCTATCATTACGCAGCAGGAACCGCTGATACTTTTTCAGGGTACACAAGAGTGACATCAGGATTAACAGATTGTTTAACAACTTGTGCGTGTTCGAATACTGCATTCACTAATTCTGATTGTCATACATTATACCCATCTTCAGCAATTACTATATCACACAATTGTACCACAACAACTGTAGTACAAGAAGACCACAATCCTGAAGATGATGTTTTTTCAAATGCATTATCACTACGATTCGAGGGTGACCCATCAAACCCACATTTGTGTGTTAAATTTTTATTATTAACAGGTAGTTGTTCAACAACGGGAGCTTGTGAAACAACAGGATTAACTTTTGAATCGGGATATACCATTACTGAAATATGTTCAACAGATGGAATCTATGATGTATGTACAACAGGTTCAACAGGTATTGAAAAATGGTTGATGTTAGATGTTGTGTTTGAAAGAAATATAACTTGGGATGAATGTGATTTATTGAACATGGGAGGATTGGGTGATATTAGACGAATGACTTATACGGCATCAACATATGGTAACACTGTATCATTAATTGGACCACCAGCAACACACTCGGGAAATACCTATCCAAGCAAAGTTGAGACAATTCAACTGAACAGAAAATGGTTAGACCAAAGAGAATATAGATTAGGAAAACTTAAATTCTTTGTTAATGGTAAATTGTTTATGACCATTGAAGATTTTGAAGAAATTATTCCAAGAGAATTGAACGAAGTTAAAGAAAAACAAATTGGGGTTCCATTTAATATATCATGGGGTGGTGGAACTTTTGGATTAAGAGAATCATTAACATTTAGTGGTTGTAGCGGGACAACAGGTCCATATATCCAAGACCCTGAAGTTATGTGTGATAATACATTAAGTGGAACAAGTTTATCAGGACTTACCACAAATATTTTATTAGAACAAAATTTTGGTGGGACATTTATGGGCGGTATATCTGAGTTCAGAATGTATGTTGAACCATTGGGTTCTGCACAAGTACAACATAATTATAGAATATTAAAAAATAAATTTGGTTTGTTTAATTTTAACTGTCCTGATAACGCATGTATTGTTAACAGTGGGGATTTTACAGCAACATTAATACCGGCACCATAATGTCAAATAATTACGGATTTAGAGTTGAAAGTACTGAATATAGTGGTCAAACATGTTTGGTTACCTTTTTGGATACAACATTAAATGAAACTTTTGAGTTGGGAGTAGAAACTATCCCTTTTGATTATTTTCCTGCCGATGGTACACCACAAGGTAAAGTGTTTATATATTTTTCAGGTACCGACCAAACATTTGTAATTGATATTACAACACCAAATCCATCACCAACACCAACTAGCACCGTAACGCCAACACCAACAAATACGGTTACACCTACCAATACCGAAACACCAACTCAGACACCAACACCAACTAACACCGAGACTCCTACCCAAACGCCAACTCCTACCAATACCGAAACACCAACTCAGACACCAACACCAACTAACACCGAGACTCCTACCCAAACGCCAACTCCTACCAATACCAAAACTCCTACCCAAACACCAACACCAACTAACACCGAGACTCCTACCCAAACGCCAACTCCTACCAATACCGAAACTCCTACCCAAACACCAACTCCTACCAATACCGAAACTCCTACTCAGACACCAACAGCAACTTCAACGGAGACTCCAACAGTTACGCCAACTATTACACCAACCATTACGCCGACATCGAGTAATTCCACACCAACCCCAACACCAACTTCCACTGTAACACCAACAAATGTGTTGAGTAGTAGAATACTATATTACGATTTTAGTGATAGTAATTCATATTCAGGAACTACAACCGTATTTGATTTAGAAAATAATAGTAATGGTACTATTGTGAATTCTCCTTCAAGTGGTAGTACAGGATGTGGAACTTTCGTAGATTTCAATGGTACTTCACAGTATATCTATACCAACACTAATTTAAGTTCATTGTTTTCTGGTGTTTCTCCAAACAAGTCTGAAGTGACTTCAATATTTATGTGGATTTATCCTCAAGGTGATGGGGTTATACTTTCTGAAGTGGGGGTTGTAAATTCTTTATCGGGATGGCACACATCTATAATTGAAATGGTTTCGGGAACACTTAAGTTTGGTTTATGGACTACTACAGGAAATATTAATTTTACCTCATCTATATCAACACCACTTAATAATTGGTATTATGTTGGTATGACATATGATGGGTCAACTTTAACCGCATATGTTGATGGTGTAAGTGCTGGTAATATAACCTTAAATAGATTGGCCCCTTATAATGCCGGGTCAGGACTATTTTATTTACTTGCACATCAGGATGGTACAAATATGGGTGACGGAGGATTTGGTGATTACAGACTTGGTAGTTTAGAAATTTATACAACATCCTTAACAAGTGGACAAACGTATTCAAACTATATTAACACATCCTCAAATTATATTTGTCCAACACCAACACCAACTAATACATCAACACCAACGGTTACACCAACAATTACGCCGACTAATACATCAACACCAACGGTTACACCAACAATTACGCCAACGCCAAATCTTGTAACAAATGGTTTGGTAATCCAACTTGACGCACATACAAGTTCAAGCTATCCCGGAACAGGTACAACAGTTTATGATATAACAGGGGGGTATAATCACACATTAATCGGTGCAACTTACACAGTTCTTAACGGTATAAAATGTTTTGATTGTACTACAGGGACTAATAGAGTTAATTACAACGCAACAGGACCTTTATTACCAAATTCAGGATACACATATATTACTTGGGCAAGATTAGAATTAAATAATATTGCATCATTTAGAACATTACTTTATACAAACTCACCTAAATACACTCCAATTACCATCCCAAATAACTCCGATATATTGGGTTATTGGGACAGTGCGTTTAGAAGTTCAGGGTATGACTTGTCAGGTGAAACAAGTGTTTGGGTTCAATATGCGGTTGTTGGAACAAATTCATCTCAAAAATTCTACATAAATGGTTCTGAAGTTGGAAGTCAAATTGCTTTTGGTGCTGGTGGAACTACACACTGGGGTTGGGGTAATAATGATGTCGTTCCTCAGCCTTGGGGGTATGTTGCCAACATGTATTTCTACAATAGACAGTTGTCACTTTCTGAAATACAACAACAGTATAATTTCTTGTCTCCAAGATTTGTTGAACCAACACCCACCCCTACATCAACATCAACACCTACGGTTACCCCAACAAATACAATAACACCAACTAATACTCAGACACCAACACCATCAGTAACACCTAATATTGTAACATCAAACTTACAACTACAGTTATTACCAAGTAGTTATGTTGGTTCAGGAACTGTTTGGGACACAACTGTGGGTAGTACGGATGCAACTTTATCGGGTAGTCCAACTTACAACGCATTAAGTGGTTTTACTTTCAATGGAAGTTCTTCTTATGGTAGAATCCCAAGTGTTAATGGTGTTACAAACTTTACAAATACTGAACAATACACGGTTGAAATATGGTTTAATCCTTCAAATGGTCAACCAAACTCAGGTGAAGCGGAACTATTGGAAAAATGGGATACCAGCTTCTCACCTCTTAGATACCCTTACACAATTAGATTTAATGAAGGTGCAAGTAATATGTTCGTGGCAGCTTACGACGGGGCTAACAACCCTAATATTATTATGACGGGATTTACGGTGAATACTTGGGTACAAGCGGTTGCTGTCTTTAATTTTGGTGTTGCCAAGACTCTCACGGTTTATAGAAACGGTGTTTCCGCGGGAAGTATAAGTTTAGCTGGTGTTAATCAAGTAAGTAACACAAATTTTGTAAGTATAGCTGGTAGAGTTACTGCAGACGGAAGTTCAGCCCTAAACAAGTTCAAAGGAACTATTGGTGTCATAAGAATGTACGACACATCATTAACATCAACACAAGTATTACAAAACTTTAATGCCGATAAATCAAAATACGGTTTATAATAATATTAAAATTAAAGTATTTATAGATAATGGAATTCTTTATAAAACAAAACGCAACCTTACCAACTTTAAAACTACAAGTTGTAAAAGACGGAAGAAACGACTTCAGAAGTTTTATGGAGACACTTCAGAATGCAATTATTACATTTTCAATGATTAATTCCGATAATGGTATTTTAAAAATTGCGTCAAAACCAGCGTATATCACACAAAAGTTTTTAGATAATCCCGACGCACCTGAAGAATATTACATTTATTATAATTTTACACCAAACGACACAAGAACACCCGGTAGATATTTGGGTGAGTTTAGCATCACAACAACTGACGGTGAATTGATTGTTCCAATAAGAGAATCTTTGTTTATCAACATAACCCCTTCTTTTATTAAAACTCAATACTGTTGTTGATAATACCAATTCTGTAACATATATTTATTTAGACAAGGTAAACTCCGACGTGTTCGGAAGCTAATAAACCACTCTAGAAAATATTATGATACCAGCAGAAGAAATTGAAGATTTTTTGAAGGGCTCTGACCCTGAACAGTACATAGTCAGTGTTGAATTTGACTACGTTAGTGACTCCATCTACAAAATTATTGAAGACCCCATAAAAGGGAAGATTGTTAAACGTGATACCTTTATTCCATTTGCTTGGGTTGGTGATTTACGTGGTCTCAACTTTTATCAAGGTTCAAAGGGGTTACAAAAAGAAGCAATGTCCAAATACGGAATTGTTATTGAAAAACTAAAAACAGAAGGAAATAAAAGACTTGAAGAAGGTTTATCATTTATGGTTAAATCTTTGAAGGGTTATAGAACATTATTACAATTTTTCCGTGATGGTGGAATTGACCCATATGGTGAAAAGGCAAAAGAAAAAGTTTTGATTCTTCCACCGATTGAACAATTTTTGATTCAAAAAGAAAAACGTCTTTTCAAAGGGTTTGAAAGTTATGATGACGTAACCCGTTTTGTATTTGACTTAGAAACTACCGCTTTGGAACCAAAAGATGGTAGAATATTCATGTTTGGATTAAAGACAAACAAAGGGTTTCACAAGGTTATTGAATGTTCAAATGAGGAACAGGAAAAACAAGGTATCATAGATTTTTTTAACTATATCCATGAAATTAAACCATCCATTATTGTGTCATATAACGGATTTGCGTTTGACTGGCATTGGATATTTGAAAGGGCAAAAGCTTTGGGATTGGATATGAAAAGAATCTGTAAATCACTTAACCCTGAAAAATCAATTACACAATCAAAAGGTTTGTTGAAATTGGCAAACGAAATTGAGGATTACGTTCAAACATCAATTTGGGGTTATAATGTTATTGACGCATTACACTCAGTAAGACGTGCACAAGCTATTAACTCAAATATCAAATCTGCTGGTTTGAAATATATTGTTCAATATTTGGAAGCTGAAGACGCTGACCGTATCTACATTGACCATACCGATATTGGTTCCATGTATGCCAAGAAAGAAGATTATTGGTTAAACACCCAAAATGGTAAGTACAAAAAATGTGGTATTGACCCAAAGGTTGATGAAGTGTGTGAAAGAAGAGAAGATACCTATATTAAAACAACAGGTGATAACATTGTTGAAAGATATCTTGACGATGACTTAATTGAGACATTAAGAGTTGATGAAGAGTTTAATCAGGGTTCATTCCTGTTGGCTTCTTTGGTTCCAACAACATATCAAAGGATTGCCACGATGGGAACAGCAACACTCTGGGAAATCCAAATGAGAGCTTGGTCGTATAAACATGGACTTGCAATTCCCGCTAAACAACAGAAACAAGACTTTGTTGGTGGATTGTCACGTTTGGTTAAAGTTGGGTATTCAACCGATGTATTGAAACTTGACTTTAGTTCACTGTATCCGTCAATTCAGTTGGTTCACGACGTATTCCCTGATTGTGATATAACAGGAGTAATGAAAGGTATGTTAACGTACTTTAGAAATGCTCGTATTATGTATAAACAATTGGCCGAAGAGTTTGAAAAGAGTGACCCTGTAAAATCTAAATCTTATGACCGTAAACAATTACCAATTAAGATTTTTATTAACTCAATGTTTGGAGCTTTATCAGCACCTCAAGTATTTCACTGGGGTGATATGAATCAGGGTGAAAGGATTACTTGTACAGGTAGACAATATCTACGTCAGATGATTAAGTTCTTTATGAATCGTGGATATGACCCGTTGGTTATGGATACGGATGGTGTGAACTTTTCATCACCTGTGAATGTTGAATCCCGTAAATACATTGGTAAAGGTTTGAATTGGAAAGTGGTTGAAGGTAAGGAATATATGGGTGCCGCAGCTGACATTGCAGAATATAATGACTTGTTCATGAAAGGTGAAATGGCTTTGGATAATGATGGTGTTTGGCCATCTTGTATTAACTTAGCACGTAAGAACTATGCCTTGATGACTGACAAAGGTAAAATTAAATTGGTTGGTAATACAATCAAATCAAAGAAATTACCGTTGTATATTGAAGCGTTTTTGGACAAAGGAATCAAAATGTTATTGATGGGTGAAGGTCAACAATTTGTTGAGTGGTATTATGAATACTTAGAAAAAATCTTTAACAAACAAATTCCATTAAAACAAATTGCGTCTCGTGCTAAAGTTAAAATTTCTATTGAGGATTACAAAGTAAGATGTGGTCAAAAAACCAAATCAGGAAGTATGATGTCAAGACAAGCACATATGGAACTTATTATTCATGATGGTATTGCGGCTAACTTGGGTGATGTAATTTTTTATGTTAACAACGGTACAAAAGCATCACATGGTGATGTTGTTAAAAAAGTTGACTCATTGGTAATCAATGCCTATAGATTGGACAATGAGGAACTTGAAAGAAATCCTGATATGTTGGGTGAGTATAATATAGCGAGAGCAATAACAACATTTAACAAACGTATTGAACCTTTGATGGTTGTGTTTAAAGATGATGTTAGAGATTCTTTGATTATTGATAACCCAAGTAAGAGGGAATTCTATACAAAAGAACAATGTCAATTAATCAATGGTCACCCTTTCGAGGATACCGACCAAGATAAATTGGTAGATGTTTTAACGGTTTCTGAACAAGAAGTGAAGTTTTGGGATAGGGTTGGTATTAGTCCTGACTATATCTATGATTTAGCTGAAGATGGATGGGAACAAGAATTAGTCCAATTTGAGACCGTCTGAAGATAAGATGTACCAGTTTCCACCTATAAAGTGAAACTCAACACATGCACCTTTTCCAATTTCAACTTCATCATATTGTTCGTCAATTTTGCTCTTATCGGGTCTAATTGTAACTTTGGTAAGAGCTTTGACAACAATGTGGTCAGTTGTTTTACTATCTAATAACAAATCACAATGTTCAACAGTTTTAATCACAATTGCGTATTCACCTGTTGTTGTGTAATTTGATTCGGAAATTAAAGCGACCTCAGATGTTTTTACTTCAATTCCGTTAATAATTTTTTTACTCGGTATACTCCTTAATATTGGCATAAAATTAAATTACATTATAGGGACTTGGGAACGCTCTATATTTTAATTGTTTATTTAGGTTTTCAGCAATTAAGGCTTCCTTTTCCATTTGTTTAACAGGACTTAATCTTTCAAGACGTAATTTTAATTCTTCTTCAAGTTTTGCTCTTTCATCTTTAGCCTCACCTAACAAAGATGTGTAGTCCAATGTTAGTTCAGAGTCAGGGGTTTTAAGGTTACCACTGTATTTACCATAAATACGACCTAATGTTTCTTTACAGTAAGCGGTAAACCATCTTCTAACCCATTGTTGTGCGGGTGTATTAAGGTCCTGCCAATTTAACGCTTCTAATGGTATGTCAGATGGTAATCTAACAATGTCAGGATTTGCAGCCAAACAATCATCACGGTCACCATCAGTATCGTAGTACCAATACCAACATCTATATTCGTTAAATCCAATATTTGAAAAATCAAATCTTCCACCAGGTGTGTTGTATAAGTGTAATGCTTTTTTTCCTTCAGGCAATGCTGTAATTCTATATGTCAAATCACCAACAATCATTCTTTGTTTGAGATTTCTATCCGCCATTCTTAACACAACGTCAAACGCTGGCATCATAAAATAACTTCCACTTGCACCAAATTGTGCAAATCCGCCAGGACCACCTAATCCAGTTCCACCAAATCCTCCAAATCCACCCATAAATGGGTCGAATAATGAATTGTTTAATTCGGCTCTCATGAACCATAAAAGTTCATTAATTTCACGACCCTTAGGTATTTCATAAATTTGTTGGTTCGGAACCAAATCAACATAATCTTTTTTAAGTACCCAATCACCACCAGCTTGTAATCCAACTATCTTTGAATATGCGTAAGTGTATTGTGTTTCCCAATCTAAACTTCTTTTGGTAAGTGCCCTTGTTAAAGACTGTTCGTCAAGGTTCAGTCCATATAAAGAAGTCCATTGTGCTTCAATTAACCAATCTAAAATATATTGTTCGTAATCCCCAATCGCAAGTTCTAATAATGAGTCCATTTGCTCATCTTCTAACTCAACACCTCTAACAGGTGCACCAAGAAGGGCTTTAATTCTTCTATAGAGTTTACTTCTTTCTGGTTCTACAATAATTGCCATCTTCTTTATAAATATCAAATATCTCCAAATATGTTTGATTTTGGAAATACATAATTACCATCAATAATTTTTGTATTTTGATTTTTGAATACGACTGTCTTGTTTTTATTATTAAAAACTAAATAATCAGTTTTATATTGTTTTGGTGCGCTCGCTCCGAACACCATAACACTATCATCATTAAAATCTTTTACACCACTAAATGGTTTAATTTGTGCTGTCAATCTTTGACCATCTTTATTAATAATCGCATCAACACCCGAAATCATATCTTCTTCAGAACCCAATCCACCAATTTTGTGAACGTCTTCAGTTCCAAATATTTTTCTTAATGCTATAACAGTAATATCTTCTCTTTCCTCACCTTTGGAATCGGTTTGTACTAATTTCTGTACAATATTTTGAAAAGTTTTAGATGTTGACAAGTTAAAGATTCGGTCTCTTAAATCATAAAGATATTTTGTAAATCTTTCAACTTCTTTAATTTGTGCAAATTTATCTTTATCCCCAAATGATATAGGTTTTATATTGTTTTTAATTAAATAAAAATTTAAATCATTCATCAAAATACAAAACGAACTGTAATTTGTATTTAATTTGTTAATAACTGAACGACCTGGTTTTCCGTAATTATAAATTCCTGACATTGAACCTGGTTCATATTGGTCTTTTTCAAACCAATATTCTGAAAATTTTTCTTTCATGATTGTGTTGATTGTATTCATGAATTTATATTTTACTTGTGTGTTCATTGAAAACATTTTGTTTATTTCTTTAACCTCTGTTGTTGAACAACCTATACTTTCTCTTGTTTCAACAAGTAATTCACCAGCTAACTTTTCTTCGTTAAGTTTTTTTTCGTTTTTAGATATAAGAAGTGTGTTAACAAAGTCCCAATTAATAACTGAGAAAAATTTTCCTATATATTCATCTTTTTTGTTTTGGTATCTTAAATAATATGCGTGTTCCCACAAATCAAGACCCAATATTGGATATCCACCATCTTTGACGGTATTCATTAATGGGTTATCTTGGTTTGATGTCGTAACAATTTTTAATTTACCTTGACCATTAATTACCAACCAACACCATCCTGAACCAAAATTCTTTTGTGATTTTTCCGTGAATTGTTTTTTGAATTCTTCGTAAGAACCAAAGTCTTTTTTAATTTTTTCTTCTACAGGACCGTTAATGGTTTGTTTCTTTGGCGATAACATTTTCCAAAACAAAGCGTGGTTAAAGGCACCACCCGCATTGTTTTTAACAGTTTTGTTATATCTTGAAATACCTTTTACAATTTCTTCAAGTTCAGCATCGGCACCTTTAAGATTTGCAAGTGCCGCATTTAATTTTTCAACATACCCTTTATAATGTTTGTTGTAATGAACATTCATTGTTTTTGGGTCAATAAATCTACCAAGTGATGAATATGAATATGGTAATCTTTCAATCCCAATTTTTTTCATTTCATTAATAATCTCTTTTTGTTCGTTTTGTATTGATTCTTGTAGGTCTTCGTTGGTAGTTAATTTGTCTTCTAATTCTTCAATTTCGGCTTTTAATTTTTTAAATTTCATAATCTATCATTATCTTATAAATAAATAGATTTTCAAAAAACTTACCTCTTACCAAAAATTTGATTCATAATTTCTTGTACAATCTCTGCCCTGCCCACGTTATCACCCATTACGGTTTCAAAAATATTTTTCTTTTTATTGAGAATATCATAAATTGTACCCTCAATAGTATTTTCAAATATTGGATAATATACCGATACGTTTGATTTTTGTCCGTATCTATAACTTCGGTCTTCAGCTTGTGCGTGGTCGGATGGAACAAATGATAAATCATTCATAATAACCGCCTCAGCGGCAGTAAGTGTAATACCAACACCCGCCGCTTTTAAGTTACCAACAAACACTTTTATTTTTTCATTGTTTTGAAATTCGTCAACAGCGTTTTGTCTTTTTGCTGGTGAACATGAACCATCCAAGTAAACGGCTTGTTTACCGAAATGGTCATAAATTTTATTTAGGGAATCGGTAAAGTTTGTGAAAACTATTACTTTTTTATCTTGTTCTAATATGTTCTCAACCAATTCAATGGTTGACCGTATTTTTTCTTGTGCAATTACCTGACGTACCTTTGTTAACTTGGTAAATTGAACGGTTAATGATGAACTCTCATCGGTATTTTTTTCATACCAATCAAAATACTCACCCATTAATTCTTCATATTCTTTTGATTTTAATCTCAAATAAACGGGGGTGATAATTTTATCAGGTAAATCTAATACATCTGTTTTTAATCTTCTTAATACTTGTCTTGTTGTTCGGTCTCTTAACTCTTCTAAATTTGAAGCTCCCATAACATTCCAAACTTTTCTATTACCAACTTTGAATTGGTACCCATTACAATATCTAACAACATATGCCATCCAATTTGCTGCAACGGGTGATTCAATAAGTTCTAACAAATTAAAATAATTCATTGGTCGTGATGTCATTGGTGTACCCGTTAACAACCACAATCTGTCAACCCCCTTCACAAAGTCGTTGATTAATTTTGTTCTTTGTGCGGTTTTATTTTGAATATAATGTGCTTCATCAATAATAACCAAATCAAAATTACTTTTTAAAACACGAGAGTTGTCCCTATCTTTTGGGTCGTGAAAGTTTTTTAGAATGTCGTAATTAACAATTACAAAATCAGCATCCTCATATCTTTTACTTCCGCAGATATATGTTGAGCGTTTTGTGTAATTTTCAATTTCTCTTTGCCAGTTAATCTTTAATGACGCAGGACAAATAATTAAAACTCTTTTGGCTTCAGTTTCCAACGCCGCCACAATGGTTGATGTTGTCTTACCCAATCCCATATCATCAGCCAAAATAAACCTTTTTGTTTTTACAAGTTTTTCTACCGCCTCAACTTGGTGTGAAAGAAGTGGTCTATGTGAATACTTTGAATAATCAATTTCTTTATAGTATTGTTCAGGGTTTTTAATGATTGCCGCCTTTGGTAACCAAAAATCTGTTAAAGGTTCACTATCAAAAAAACGACCCCAAATATGATAAGACTTATCTTTTTCAACTAATAACTTTTCAATCCACACTTGTTTTGGTGGAACTGTATATAATTTTTCGTTTGATATTTTTTCAGAAAAATAATCATCCAATTCAACCCATTTTTTTGCAACTTTTGGTGTTGTGTTTGAGTGGTTTAAAATGTATTCACATTGACTTCTTGTTGGAATACCACGTTTGTTTGGGTTGAAAATACCTTTTAATTTTAGGATATAGTTATTTGCACCCTGATAATCATGTAGGGTATTAAGGGCTTTTTGTTCTAATAATCCTGAGTTTTCAATTATGGGGTTTTCCAAATCAAAATAGTTTTAATAAAGAAATATAATCAATTTTATTGTATTTATCAATAATGACAAATAAAGTACCAATTACACGAATATCCAAATTCTTTGGTGAACAGGATTTTAACCTAAATATATCTATGGGTGAGGAATGGTTGTACGGTGATATGAACTTTACATTGGTTTTATATCGTGTTGACAAGAGTAAAACAAATCAAGATGATGTATATGGTGAGGCGTTAACAGATTCGGTGTCTTATTTGGCACCTGTTGAAATTAAAGCGTTTGTTAAAATCGAAGCACCAAGTCAAGCGACTTTTGGTAATTCAAAATTAAGTCAAACTGAACCAGGTAATTTGATTATGAGTGTATATCTTCACTATTTGGAAGAAGAAGCAATTACAATTTCATATGGTGATTACATTGGATATCCTGAAACTGAAAGTAGGATGAGATATTATTCTGTTGCAGATGACGGAAGGATTGTTTCGGACAATAAACACACATATGGTGGATACAAACCATTTTATAGAACATTTGTTTGTACACCTGTAAGTGAAGACGAATTTAAAGGAATATAATGGCAACACCAAAAAAACTTGTTAAAACAATTTCTTTAACACCAAAAAAAATTCTTCAACCTAGAAGGGAAGAATTATTGGAACAAATTCAAAAAGATGGAACATATCTTCCAAAAGGAATTTATCACGCCGATTTGGATAGGGGGATGTTAGATTTTGTAAAGAATGATTTAGGAATTAGTGTTAACGGAAAAGTTGTTAACACAGTTGATGTTATTATTACCACTCAGAACTGGGCACAGTTTACACAAACTTGGAATTTTCAAGATTTAGATTCGAACATTAAACCACCTTTTGTTGCAACAGTTAGAAAACCTGAAACACCCTATGGAACAAATCAGGGAGCAACAAATTATAGAATACCTGGTAGACCATTATTTCAATACGCTTTGGTTCCCAATTTTGACGGAGCAAGAAATGGTATGGATGTTTATAAAATACCACAACCAATTCCTGTTGATATTACATACGAAATAAAAATCTTTACAAATAGAATGCGAGAGTTGAATGCGTTTAATCAAAAGGTTTTAGATAAATTTTCATCAAGACAATCATATGCTTTAATTAAGGGAAGATACATTCCGATTATTATGGATAGTATTTCAGATGAATCGGTGGTTGAATTACAAAAAAGAAGATACTTCATTCAGAATTATACATTCAAAATGTTAGGTGTTTTATTGGATGAAGAACAGTTTGAAGTGGCACCTGCGGTGTCAAGAGTATTAACTATGGTTGACGTTAGTACTAAAACCAAATCAAGAAAAGCAATAGCTTCGACTCCCAATCCAAACAATATACCAACAAATTATCAATTTATTGGTTCAAATACCACTTTAACACAAAGTTCATTACCAACAAATTATGACTTTAATTTTGTAAGTTCTGAAAATGTTGAACATTATAGTGCATATACATTGACTCATGGTGTTCAAGAGTATATTGGACAGGATTTGTCTTATTTTCCAATGAGTTCACAAATTGGTTTGGTGATTCAAATTGAAAAAAAGACTGGTCAAACAAATAATGATTCAAATATTTTGTTTGATATTAAATTAGTCTAACGGGTCACCGTAAATGTCGGTCTTAATACGACATTTTTCTTTGATAATATTTTCTAAAAATCCATAAATCTTAAGTCCATTTTCTTCACAATACTTTTTGAGAATTGTGTGTGATTCTTCAGATATCTTGATATTCTTTATTTTTTTGGGTGTTTTTTTCATTGGGCAGAAAAAAGGAAGAATTTATTCATACTGATTTATAAATAGTATCCCTATACTAAGATTTTTACAAAAATCAATAATATTTATGTAGTAAATAAAACAACTTATAAAAAAAACAAATAATGGCAACATCAAATAAAGTTTTCGTTTCACCTGGAGTATACACTTCAGAACGTGACTTATCATTTGTAGCACAGAGTGTAGGTGTTACAACGTTAGGTATTGTAGGAGAAACTTTGAGAGGTCCGGCTTTTGAGCCAATCTTCGTATCAAGTTTCGATGAATTTTCAGCAATTTTTGGGGGTACTTCACCTGAAAAATTTGTAGATACACAAATACCAAAATACGAAGCGGCGTATATCGCCAAATCATACTTATCACAATCTAACCAATTATTCGTATCAAGAATTCTTGGTTTGTCGGGTTATGATGCGGGACCATCTTGGTCTATTAGTACTATTGCGAACGTGAGTGGTGGTTCAGTTTCACAAGATAGTGTTCTTTCGTCGGTTTCCGTAACTTTTACAGGAACAACTGGTGGGACATCAACTATTTTGTTTGAGTCTCCATTCCCATCAACTATTTTTAGTCCTGATTTAAATAGTCAATTCACATTATCGGATGGTACAACATCAACTATCAGTTCTGAGTTAAAGACATTTGTTAGTGGTGTAATTGGTTCTAACGCATCTGCGGCATCAACAAGTGCAACAACTGCTTACGTATTTGGTACAATACCCGACTCTTATTATGACTCACTTACGGGTGGTGGATGGACAGGATTAACAAATGTTTATGATGTTCCGAGTTTAAAAGACGCTGATACTGATTATCCAAGTAGAGATAATGACGCTTGGTACTACGCTCAATTCAACCCAACAACTGGTAATGGATATTCGGGATATTCGTTTAGTTCAAAAATTGACACCTTAACAGGTGCGTCAGGTTCGTTTTCGGGTTCGGTTCAATTATCGGCTTTTACACAAATTGGTACTGCCTTTACAGAATACAATGATGTTGTTGTTGCGACTTTACGTTCAAGAGGTCTGTCAACATATACAACAGGAACAAATCCTGTTTATGAAGTTACGGGTACGACTAGTGTTGTATTGGATAGTAATGGCGTTTATAGTGGTGTAACAATGAGTCCTTACGCACCGTTCGGAATTTCGGGTGTTACTAATGATGGTAGTACGTTTGAATTTAAAGTGTCTTTGGATTCAACAGACAGTAATTATATTTCTAAAGTATTTGGTTTTTCTAACTTCGGTAAACCTTCAGATGAAGTTCCTTTATTTGTTGAAGAACAATTTACGAATTTTCTTAATTATTCATACAAGAAAGGTTACATTAGAGGTATTAACGAAACCATCACAGCTTTACCATCCGCTCAAGACGATAACGGTACTTTACAATCTATTGGTTGTTACTTAGAAAAATATCAAACTCCTGAAACACCTTATTTAGTTTCAGAATTGAGAGGTAATACTGTTTATAAATTATTCAAGTTTATTTTAATTTCTGATGGTAACGACGCTAACCAAGAAGTAAAAATATCAATATTAAACGTTTCGTTTAACAATGGTACTTTTGATGTTGGTATCAGAGCATATAATGATACAGATGCAAATCCAGTGTTCTTAGAAAAATATACAAATTGTTCTATGAACCCAGCTTCTAACAGTTTCGTTGGTGTAAAAATTGGAACTAGTGATGGTGAATATCAAGTAAGGTCTAAATATGTAATGTTAGAAATTAGTTCTGAAGCACCGACAGACGCATTACCGAGTGGGTTCGAAGGATATTCAATGAGAAATTATTATGGTTCAACAACACCATTCCCAATTTATAAAACTAAATATGATGTTGCAGGTGAGGTTATATTCCAACCACCTTTATCATCTGTTCAAAGAAGTTCAGGTGATAAAATTAATAGAGTATTCTTAGGTTTGTCCAACACAATTGGTTATGACCCTGAATATTTTAATTATAAAGGTATTATCACACCTTCAAATTTAACAATCGAAACTTCACCAAGTTATTGGGATTTCTTATCTAAGGGATTCCACATGGATTCAGGTGCTACTGTTGTTACTATATCAAATGGTTATAGTACTTCGGGCACTTCTGCTTTTGAAGTTGGAAACGCTTCTTTTGGACCAACTGACTCAAGTGACCCTACAAATCCATATTTTAGAATCCAATCAAGAAAATTCACGTTGTTTGCTCGTGGAGGTTTTGATGGTTGGGACATTTATAGAAAATCAAGAACCAACGGTGATAACTTTGTATTAGGTGGTTCAGGTTACTTAAAAGGTGCATCACCAACAACTCAGTTCCCAAGTGCAACTGGTTGGGGAGCGTTCAAACAAATATCTGTAGAAGGTAATACAACTGATTTTGCTAACACCGACTACTACGCATACTTACTAGGTCAACAAACATTTGCTAACCCTGAGGCTACAAATATCAACGTGTTTGTAACACCGGGTATCGATTTTGTTAATAACTCTAACTTAGTTGAAGACGCAATTGATATGATTGAATCTCAAAGGGCAGACTCTTTATATGTAATGACTTGTCCTGATTACAATATGTTTGTTGATACAACAACATCGTACGAAACTGATTTAATTTATCCAACTGAAGCTGTCGACAATTTAGACACAACAGGAATTGATTCTAACTACACAGCAACTTACTACCCTTGGGTATTAACAAGAGACACTGTCAATAATACTCAAATTTACCTTCCACCAACCGCTGAGGTTTGTAGAAACTTAGCATTGACTGATAACATTTCGTTCCCTTGGTTCGCATCAGCAGGTTACACAAGAGGTATTGTAAATTCAGTTAAAGCTCGTAAGAAACTTACACAAGACGATAGAGATACATTATATCAAGGTAGAATCAACCCAATCGCAACATTCTCTGATGTTGGAACATTAATTTTTGGTAACAAGACTACTCAAGTCGCAGAATCTGCTCTTGATAGAATTAACGTAAGAAGATTGTTGTTACAAGCTCGTAAGTTGATTTCAGCTGTAGCTGTCAGATTGTTGTTTGAACAAAACGATGACAAAGTTAGACAAGATTTCTTAGACTCTGTTAATCCAATTTTGGATTCAATCAGAAGAGATAGAGGTTTAATTGACTTTAGAGTTGTTGTAACAAACACACCTGAAGACTTGGATAGAAACACAATGACAGGTAAAATTTACCTTAAACCAACAAAAGCTCTTGAATTCATTGACATTGAGTTCTTGATTACACCAACAGGAGCTTCGTTTGAAAATATTTAAAAATAAACACGGGAGGGGAAATAAAAACCCCCTCCCTATTATTTATATATAAAACTATGGAATTTACAAAAAAAGTATTAATGGAAAGTTTAGAAGTACCAACTAATGGTAAAAAAACTTATTCTAAAAAACCACAA